ACATTACCTAGTATTAGTGAATTGTTAGAAGACAGTAAAAATGTTCAAGTTGATAAACTTCAAATTCTTAATAAATTAATTTTAATTGCACTTAATAGAATACAATTAATTGAGCAGATATCTTCTTTTTCTAAAGAAGATCTCATTCCTAGATATTTAGGAGAAATTAGACAAGTAATAGAGTTATTATGTAAGTTAAGCGGTGAGATAGAAGATACGAATATTGTTGTGAATATTGTGAATTCTGAAGTTGAAGGTATAATGAAGGCTATAAAACAGACTTGTATAGAAATAATACCAGATAAAATGATAGATTTTGCTAAGAGTCTTAAGAAAAATCTTAATTTTTATAAGAATAAATTACAAGAACAAACTAATTTAGAAGTAAAAGTTGATTAAATGATATAGTAAAATAATTTTTTAATAGGAGTTAAAAATGAATATAATGAGTAAAGAGATTGTTATATTAAATCCGAAGTCTATGGAAGATTCTATAGATAGTATGAAAGTATCAATGTTGTTGAAAGATAATGGAAAATACGCTATTAATATTTCGTATTTAGATAGTGAAAAAATTTTATATGAGAAAGAATTTGATAGTGAAAAAGATAGTCGGTTAGAGTATTATAATATATTACGAATTGCAGATGATATACAGAAATTGATAAATTCTAGAGAAATAGATCAAGCAAAACAAAAAACCGCTGAATTGTTTACAAAATTTGATAAACCTAAGTCTAGAACTGAGTTAATAAGACATGAAATGTTATTGAATACAGACAAATTTAAAGTTATTAAAACAGCCGAAGAAAATAGTAAATTGAAATATAGTATTGAAGAAATATTAAAAGCGATAGATCGAACTAGTGAATTTGAATTGAGAGAGTCATTATTTGGTGAAGATGAATATATCGATACTCCGGGTGATTGGTATATAGAAATTAATGAACGTCCAGATGAAACCCCAGATATAGTTGAATATATGAGGCGTAATATGGGGGAAAGAGAATTTAATAGATTGATTGAATGGATTAAGAATAATTCTGATAAAGTAAATAAATTTATGGAAACTCGGAAAACAGTTAAAGTTAGTTATAGAACTTTTAAACAAGGAGGTTATTTTGTTCTCATTAGAAATATTAAACCAGAAGATATTAATAAAGTTATAGCTGAGTTAGAACAATATCCCCATATTTCTATAGTAAAAGAGGCTTTTGGGGAAAAAGCTACTGAAGAAACCGATACAGAAAAAAAAGGAGAGTACGTATTTATTTCAGAGGAAGAAGCTGCAGCAGATCCGTCTAAAGTAAAATTTTATGTAGTTTCTATGATAATTTATGATAAGGACTTATTGGCTTGGAAGCAGAGAAAAGAAGTAGCTGGATATCCAATTAAAGTGCTGAAAGCTTTTGGAGGTATAGTTAAGATTGCCCAGCCTTTGGAGAAACCTACTATAGAAGAAATTTTAAAAGAACGGCCTTGGGTTGTTAAAAGAATTAAACGTTATCCTCCGGGATATGCTGAAGGATTTAAAACTGCTCCTTATGCTAAAGATCCTAGAGTCGAAAAAAGTATAGAAAAAATAAATGAGTTATTAGATTCTATTAATATTGCTAATGAGGAAATTGAAAGAATTCAGACTGAAGCATTAGAAAAAGTTATGCCTGATATAGAAAAAATAGAGGAATCTAAACGAATGACTTGTGAAAAAATTCAACAAGAAGCTAATGAATTAGCACAAGTTTTACAAATTAGTAAAGAGACTCTTTTAAATATTAAAGAAAATCTTGCGGTATTAATTAAGTATGGAACTGATAGAGAGGAAGTTAAATTAACAAAAGAGTGGGTACTTAATAAGTTAAATGAGATTTATCCCGAAGCTGTGAAGCAAATGTCAGACGCGATTGACGGTTTGAAATCCCAAGCTCCCTTAATTGTAGAGAAAATTTTAGAAATTATACAAAAGCAAGCATCTGATGAACAAGAAATTAATGTTTTTAAACAGATAAAAGGATGGAAGTTTTTTGAATCTATAGTAAATTTCTTTAAAAATTTAGTTAATAAATTTAAATCTGTGTTAAGTGGGATAAATAATTTTGCTGTTGAATTAGAAAAAAGGATTAATATGATAAGTGAGAGATAATTATGAATAGTTGTGGTCATTCATCACATGTAGAACGTTTATTAGAAACCGAAGCATATGTGCTTTTACAATGTTCAGATTGTAAAAATATTTTTAGGAAAAAACTTGATAAAGAAAGTAAGAAAGAAAAATATCTAAATGGAAAAAGTTTAGATATAATTACTAAATTGAAGAGGAAAATAAAATGAGTAGTAAAAAATTTTATTTTGATTATTTTGATGATTGTATTGATAAAAAAAATAAAATAGATTTGAAAAAAGCTAGAGAAAAGGTATTTGATGAATATAAATATCAACTACTTTCTAATAGTATTTTTAATAAAACTTCATTTAGTGAATTTTTAGACTCTATGATGAAGATGGTTCAAAGTATTAAATTAGTTGTTGATGAGTTGTATTTTAAAGCAGAATTATCAGATACAGAATATTCAAAGCATGTAATGAAACTTGAAAAAGGGATAGAAATATTGAATCATTTAATTTGTCAAGAAAGAATGTTGAATTAATATTTTTTACTAAGGATGATTTAATGATAATTACCCAAGAGATGTTAAATTTTCTTAGGAAAAAATATCCGGATTATATACTGCTAGATTTTAGCAGTATTTTTGTCGGTGAACATATACAGATTAATGATGCAGTTGAACCATCTACACATAAATTAGTCAATGAGGAAGGAGTATTAAAAATAATTGCTAATGGTGAGGAATTCGCTAGTCTCGATTTGAAAAAATATATACCCCAAAAAATAGGAGATAAATATAAAAATATTGAATATAAAGCTATTATTAGAAGTGAGAAATATTCCCCATTATTTTTAGATGCTAAAGGTAGGATTTCAGAAAAAGGAAATTATATATATTCTAAACCTTCAGAAATAATAAATGCAAATGTTTGGAAAGATAAAAATCCGTTACAGGAACTATTAGGTATGGTTGCAGATAGTGGAAAAAAAGTTATAATAATAGCAAATGATTATGTAAGACTATGTCCAGACAGAATTTCTATTCCTTTTAAACAAATACAACAAGAAATGAAAATGAGTAAAGAATCGTTTTTAATTTTTGCCGATCTTGAATCCCGTATGAAATCAATGATTCAGCAATATACCGCTCGAATTCCTAGCAGTACTCCCGAAGAGGCAGATATTGAGGCAAGAGCAAGAGAAAAGTTACGAGAAAAACAAAGAAAAAAAGAATCATTTTTAAGACAAGCAAGTTTAGATTTACATAATATAGTAAAAAGATATCATAGATTTTCAGACTGTTTTGAGAAATTAGCGGAAATTATTGGGGCGGAAGCTTTGAATTCTATAGCTATTGTTAATTCATGTGATTTTGAACAGCTCAAAGATTATTGTTTTCCAATTTTTATAGTTGATGATAAATATTGGCCTTTCGGAGTTTATAGTGCAAAATATAATGCTAATCCCGACTTTATTCTTTTTAAAGCATCAGATTTTACAGAGGAGAAAAAAATAATACCTGGAATTCTTCATGAACTTTCGCATATGAAATATGAGAATAAATTTGGTAGAAAAGTTATAGAAGAAGAATGCAGAAAATATGATTATATTAAGAGGCCGCATGAACGGATTGCCTATCAGGTACAGATTTCTGAAATGATAAAGCAAGAATCCGGTAATATAGATGCTGTGAAGGAAAGATGGTATAAGGCATTTTTTCCGGATGAGACAATGATTAAAGAAATGTATATTTTAACAGAAGATGTTGTAAAGAAAGCCAGAAAGTCTTGGGAATTGTATAAAGAATGTATAAGGGCAAAATTAAAGCAAGGCAGTAATGAGATAGGCGCTGAAAGAGCATGTAGGCACTTAAAACCTGAATTTGATGATAAGATAGCAGAAGTAATGTTTAAGTGCGGATTCTTAAGTTTAGGGGATATGGAACAAATTAAGGAATTGTATCGTTCTCAATTAACTGGGCACGTAGATGAAGATTTAGCTAAGTCAGTAAAATATATAATAATTGATTATGCTGAAAGATTAATAAAGGATAAAGAAGAAATGGCTGCATCTGAACCAAAAGAGATTCAGGAAGAATATAAACATATTAATAGATTTAAGTTCCTTGATAAATTTTGGAATGATTTCAAAAATAAATTATTGAAATTAAAGTTTGCTAAAAGCCCAGAAGAAATATTATTAAGAGTAGATGAATTGATAAGTACCGCGCATAATACTGGACAAATATTAGATTGGGAGATTATAGAGGCAGAATCAAAAGGAAAACCTGTAAAATATTTAAAAAAATTAGAAGATTCTATTGCGGATATTTATGAATTAGCAGAGCAATTAAAGAATGCTAATTTTAATTCTTTTAATATTGTAAAACAAAGTGAGGTAAAATTTAGGGATGATTGGAAATCTGTGTATTCAGAATATGATGTTGTAGGACGTTCGTATTGGTCAAAAAAAGATCTTATAGAATTGATTAAGAAATATTTGATTTCCGCTGATGGGGATGCTTATAAAACTTCAGAATTAAAAGATTTATCCACTATTCAACTAAGAAAGATGTTTTTTAAATACGCTCCTCAGGAATTTGGGAAACTACCCCATGAGATACAAAATAGAATAGCAATTAAAGAATTAATTAAGAATAAAAAATATGCTGTAAAAATAAAAGAAAAAACTTTAGGTATTTACGATAATCTTAATTTTGCAGAAAAAGCTAAACAATTTTGGATGAAACAATTTACAGAAGATGACAAATTAAATGCTTTACCGGTTTCGGAATATTCAGTAAGAGCCAAAGTGTCTAAAATATTACCTACAGGATTTATGATGGATGTAGATGGTAAGTTGTTTTATGTTGATAAAAATGTATCTTTAGATGTAAAATATTTATTGGATAAAACTGGGTTGTATAGTATGTTTAAAACATCTCAGTATCTGGATAATTTGGTAGATGTTTTGGAAGCGATTGATGATAAAGTGGTTAAAATAAATTCAATTAGGGAGTTTGATAGAGTTCTGGGAACTGAGTTTGAAAGATTATTATTAGAAATACAAAAAATAGATAAGTATAGTGCAAATTACCAATATGATTTTTATAAGATGACACAAACTCAGTTAGAAGAATTTATAAAAGAAACTCAGAAGAAATTGAATAGAGTTTATGATTGGAAGATTAAGCAAGAACTGGAACGAAATTTAGATAAAGCAATGCAAGTTTATAAAAGTAAATATATAAAAGAGTATGCTCAAGTTAAAATTGCAGCAGATATTGAAACATCTTTATCAGATTTAAGAGATTTATTGGCTCAAGGATATGATACAGTTGAATGGATTCAAAGTTTATATCCTTGTAATAAATGTCGAGAACTTAATGGTGAAATTTTTGATTTAGCAGATTTTATTAAAGAAACTAAATATAATGCTCCTCTTTTCACAAAATCACATCCAGGATGTAGATGTAAGGTAAAAGTTATGGGCAATGGTTTAAAGGATGTTTTTGTAAATTATAATGGAATAATTTTATAGGAGGGTTTATGAAACCAGAAGTATTAAGAACTATTATATCGGTTTTGGAACCATTTCGTTTGTATGGTAAAATTTTGGTGCCTGATGAGAATGAAAAAGAAATGATGATTAAGCTTTCTGAATTAGTTAAACAGGCATTTAGTCCGGTTGAATATGATGAAATTGCTCAATATGAAAGATTAATAGATAGTAAGCAATTTACAGAAATTTATAAATTAAGTTATGTTTTGTTAGAAGAAGAGATTCCTACTGATGATATTCCAAAACGTTGGGTAAATAGAACAAATGTATAATATAATAAAATAATATATAGTATAACATTATTTGTAGGCGGTAACCATTAAGTTCTTACCAAAAGGCGGCTTAGTTTTAGCCGCCTTTTTGTTTGTAATATGTTAATTGTTTATATTTTGAAGGATTTAAAAAAGTGTTCAAAAATCACTTTTTTGTAAAATAATAGCTTTTTTGTGATATAATATATATGTCTCAAAAATAATGATAAAAAGGAGATATAAGATGAGATTTGAAGAATTTAAGAATACTTTTATAAAAGAAGGAAGATTAACCGGAACATCAACATTAAAACCAGATGGAAAAGAACCAATAAAAATTAGGGGTTATTTTAGAAACGCAATTATTGATTATCCTCATCCAGGAGTTCATAAATGGGTTGTTAATTATGGCAGATTAACTAAAAAATATAAATCTTTTGAGGAAGCATTAAAAGGTGTTTATGAGGATATTAAGAAATAGGAGGAGTAAAATGATGGAACTGAATAGTTAATTTTTATGCTAAAAAGGTATATAAATAATTAAATTGATATGTTAAAAAATAAGATAAGAAAGATGAATAAAACAATAGAGAACTGGAGTTGGCATATTGTGAAGGAGATTAAGAGGATGAGGTTTAATTTTAAAGAAGGGTTTAAAGAGTGTATAAGGAAAGGATTTTATCCCGAAGGAGAGAATATAAAAGAGTTACGGGAAACGGTAAAAAAGAAATTTAATCACTACTTTTTTAAAAAATAAAAAAGGAGACGATGAAAGTGAAATTATTAGTTTGTGCTTTTTCAGTTTCTATGATTAGAAGAGATGGAAAAGTAATGATCGAAGAAGTATCTGAAAAGGAATTCCTCAATCTTCTAGGAAATGATTTTGTATCTGCTGTGGGGCACGAAATTACTGCTCGGATACTATCTATGCGATGGAAAAAGGAAATTCCTTTTTCCCGTAGAAATGTATCTACACAAGAAGGAGAAATTTTTGTCGCTGTTCCCCAAATTAGATTTGAGGAGGCAAGAGAGTTTAGCGAAAAAGAAGTATTAGATGCTTCTTTTCGCTTTTTTATTGTTAAGGAGGTAAAATAATAGTTCCGGCGTTAAAAGATTTATTACAGAATGGGAGGAAGTTGGTTATTCCTGAAATTAGAGTTTGGTGTCATCCTTACAGAATTGGAAAAAGTGGAGATGATTATTATGAGACTTTTAATAGTTTTTTAGAAGCGATGAAGTTTATCTCTGAACATAAAGAAGCAGAGAATGTGCCGCTTATTGCTTTTAGAGGATATGAATTAAATTTCTGGAAAATGAAAGAAGAAGATGACTAAAGAATAAAGTAAAAATAAGATTTGAGGTAGATATGTTAATAGTTATTTTTCTTATTGGTATAGTTTTCGGCGTATTAATAGGTGTTATGTTAGGATATTTATTTTTTGATACTTTAACTTGTTTATTTGGAGAGAAAAGACGAAATAATGCGAAAGTTTATGATTTAGTAGGATATAATTATCCAATTAAATTTTTGAAAAAGTTAAAATAGATTTATTATTTTAGTGGTGATTATAATTTAGTATATGTCTTGTTATTATGAATACGATTGTCAGATTTTTTGAAAAAGTTATTAAAATAATTACATATATTCCAATTCTTTGGAAAGATGAAGATTGGTCTTGGGAGTATATAATTAATATTCTAAACTTTAAATTAAAGAGAGTAGCTAGGTGTTTGAGAAGTAGTTTTGTAGAGGAAGAATACAAACAAGCTGATGTTATAGATCATATAGTTGAACTTTTGAACAGAGTAACGAATGAAAATTTTTATTGTTGTCAGGAATTTAGAAATCATGAGAGAAAATGGGGGAAATTTAAGTATAATTTTTTCAGTGAAAAAACTGGTGAGAAATGGACAATGGAGGATGAGAAAAGATGGGAAATATTAGAGAATAATGGAAAATGTGAAAAAGAAAGAATACATTCAGAGTTATTGTTAAAAGGTTATTATACTAAAGCAAGGAATGCTAATGAAGAGAAACAAGCTTGGAATGAGTATTTTAATATTTTGAAAAAACAAGAAAGATTATTACAAAGAGATCTTGATGAAGCATTTAAATTAATTAGTAAGAATATAAGACGGTGGTGGAATTAAAAATTTGATAGGAGAAAAGATATAAATGAGGAGTAAAGGAATAACAAAGGGGCGAATTATACAGTTGTAAAAATGGAACAAACATGGGTTGCTACTGATGCTGCAGATGTTATTTCTGGGGAACGTGTTCAGCAAAAAAGTTTATTTATAAATGGAAAACCAAAAAAACGGGAAACAAGTAAATGGATCATTAAAGATAACAAATGGACTAAAGTTAAGGAATTGCCAAATGACAAAAAATCTTTATTTAAGAATGAAGAGAAAAAATGAGAATGAATTGCGTTAAACACTATGCAAAGAATGTGGTGTAAATTTGCCCAAAGATTGAGTGTGTTTGTAAATATTTATAAATTATCGAAACAGAATTTTATCATGATATGAAGGAGTATATAATGATTTATGCTATAGAAGTAGTAAATTGGAAAGATGTTATATTTTGGGAAGGTGAAGTTTTAAGAAAAGAAAAATTTGTACTTCCTAGACAATTAAGTGTGGGTTTTAATTATTATGAGGATAGTGATAAATTGGTATTAGTAAGTCTATTTGATTTAGATCCAGGTATGAAGAAAGAGTCGAATGATTTTATTGTAATACCTAAAACTCTAATTGAAGATAGGGTTACTGTAGGATATTATGATTCAAATACCGGTCGAATTAGCGAAAAAAAGAAGATGAAATGAAAAATCAGAAAAAACTTCGGGAGGAACTAAAAAAGTTAGAGTTGTTTTGAAAGAAGGTAAGATAAATATTAGCAATTTTTATTTAATGAAGGCTTGAATTTTTTTTTAATGTAGAGGTATTATGAAAAAAACTATAAGTGAAAATGCATTAAATAAATATTCAAATCTTTTAAAAACTGAGGAACTTATAAAGTTTAAGGTTAAACAAAGTATTGCAAATAATTTGGACAATATATTTGAGAGTACTTTTGATACTCGAAAATATTTAGAGAATAAATTTAATGTTAATTTGTATCTTAATCAAATTGAGGCATATGAAGCCATTGTTAATCCTTCTATTCCATATATTATATTAGTTATGGCTCGAGGAGGCGGAAAAACTTTTTCAGTGAGTACAGGTTTATTAGGATTATGTGATACTTTTAGTGGAACTCCTGTTGGAATATTCGGGCCTAAACAACAGCAAGCTATGAAGATTATTGAAGAGATAGGATTGATAAGACTTAAGTCTGAATATGTTAATAGTATTATATCTCATTATTCTACAGAAAAAATTAAATTTAAAAATGGTTCTTTTATCCGTGCTTTTTCCGCAGCGGATCAAGCCGAGATTGAAGGATTTCATGGTGTTGTAGTGATGGAGGAAGCAAGTGTAATTTCGAATCATACAGTATCTAATCGTATTTTGCCAATGATTGCGTGGCCAGGATTTATCAAAGTTATAAAATTAGGTTTACCCAGAGGAAAAAATCATTTTTATAAGAGTTTTTTAGATCCTAAATATGTGAAAATATTTAAAAAGTTTGATCAATGTCCATTGTTGAAACATAGCGGAGTCATTGTAGTTGATGGAATAGAATACCCTAGAATTGTTGTAGATAGAATGCCTATAAGTTTAAAGAAAAAATTTTTTCCTGGTCATCCTGAACTTTGGTATGAAGGAGATATGACAGAAGAGGATTTTTTGTCTGAATATATGCTTGAATGGTTAGAAAATATAGATAGAGAATTGAGTGAGGAACAAATTAAGAAATTATTTTCGGGGACTTATATTCCCGAAGAAGTAGGAATTGCTGGGGTAGATTATTATTTTGGTTTAGATTTAGCTGGTAGTTCTGATGTAATTGGAAATAAAACAGATTTTACGTCTTTAACAGTTGGAAAAAAACTTGAGAATGGAGTTAAGCAGATAGTTTTTGAAAAAACCTGGAAAGGAGATACAGTAACACAAAAACAAGAGATAGATGCAATTATAAATCCAAGAACAGGACTGTTTAAATGTAAATATGGTTGTGCAGATAGAGGATTTAATGCTGCTATGTTAGATGAGTTAAGAGCTTTAGGAAATAATATTATAGGATTTGCTTTTAATCAGACTGATAAACTTACTGGAAAGAATTATAAGAATGTAATATTCGATCATTGGAAATGGGAGATTGATAATGACAGATTACAATATCCTCATATTGATTTTGTAAACAAAAATCCTTATTTTAAAGAAGGAAAAATACAGTGGGAAAATATAGAAAGAGAAATTAGACCAAATACTGTTAATAGAAAGATATCAGCTCCAGATGAAGAAGGAATGCATGATGATGTAGCATGTAGTGATTGTTTGTTCGTATTTGCCGCTGATAAAATAAAACCACAAGATGTTCCAGCGGCAAGTAAGAAATTACCAAATCCTATAAAAGGACCCAAAGTTGTTAAATAAAGGAGGATGTTTATGGAACAAATAATTTATCAACTTAATCGAATTTTAAAAGAATTGAATAATGTTATTTATTCTATTATGTTTAAAAATTATGATATAGATATTGATGAAGAAATAGAGACAGATAAATTAGTTCAAGCTGTGCAGTTAATTAAGGAACAGATAACTATAATACAAGAAAAAGAAGAATCTTTAGAAGAACAAGGAATTGAAGAATAGATGTTATATCATATATTAGTAAAAGTGGATGTTTAAAAAAAACATCCAAAAATCACTTTTTTGTAAAATAATAGCTTTTTTGTGATATAATATATATATCTCAAAAATAATAATAAAAAGGGGAATAAATGAAAATAACTCCAGAGATGAAGAAAATGGTAAAGGAAATTCATCCAATTTGTAAAATTTGTCGTAGAGAAAATTGTAATAAACATTCACGACATTTTAGTATGCGTTGGTGTTCTTTAATGACTCCTAAAGTGATTTCTGAAGAAGAGTTCAAAAAGAGATTTGGAAAAAGAAATGAAATTACTGGAAAAATTGATTATGATGAAATAGCTATTAAGAATTTTTGGAAGCAGGAAGCGGAAAAAGTACCGGTAAAGTATCGTACTCGTAAAGTAAAAAAAGTTGAGAATGTTAATTATGATTTTAAAGTCGGAGATGATGTAATATATAATGGGAAAAGAATTAAAGTAAAAGGACAAATTTGTAAAGTAGTAAAGTTAGTTCCTGGAACAGTGACACTTAAATCTAAATCAGGAGAGATATTTATTTGTTCCCCAAATAGTGTAGAAAAAACAACAGCATAGTTAATTTTTACATAAAAAAAGCATATATATATATATTATAAGATTAGGAGGAAAAGATATGAATATAGAAATTGGTAAAATGTATACTTACGATAATGGTTATATGAAAGGTATTGTTAGAGTTCAGTGGATATTTGGAAATAAAGTTTCATTAGCTTTTTGTGATAAGTTATGTAAAGGTGGTTATATTGTTGTAGGGAGAGCTGAAGCAGAAAATCTATTAAAAGAGGAGGTGATTAAAATGAAAAGGATTGGTGAAAAGGAAGCGGGGGAAGTAACAGAGGTTGTTCCAACGGTTCCTAAAGATAAGGCTTCAACCGTAAAGACCTTTGCAGTAGGCGATAAAGCGATTTACAAGGGTAAGAATGATGCTCTCAAAGGTAAGCCTTGTGAGGTTATTCGAGTTCGTCCTGATGGAATTGATGTCAAATTCAAGGACGGAAAAGTGTATGCTTGTTCAGCTAAAAGCTTAGAATAAAACCAGACATTAAATATTTTCTATGCTTCTACACTAGCTCACTACTATTAAAAGTGAGCTAGTGTAGTTATAAATAATTCGGTTGTAAACATTATAAGTGAGTAATAAAGAGATAGGGAAAAAGTAGATTATTTGATTCTTAAGGTTAGAGAGGACTAAATGATTCGGGATATTATTATAGTAATTTTAGTTTGTTGGCTTCTTTTATGGGGCATTAAAATAAATAGATTAGAAATGAAGATGAAAGTTCAAGAAGCAATAATTGAATCTCAAAAAGAAGTGATTAAAACTCAAGAGAATATAATAAAAATTCAGGAATTGATTGATAGTTTAAAAGAGAATGGAAAATGAAAGTTGTAGGTATTGTATTTATTATTACAGTGTTAATTTTAGGGATTGTAAGTATTATTTTTAGTGAAAAAGTAAAATGAGTTAAGTAATTATTGTAGTAGATAACTGGGATAAATAGAAGCTAACTTTATGAAACTATGTAAAGTTAGCTTTTTTTGTTGTTAATGGTAATGATTGTCATTTATTATACATTTTTATTATATATATAGAAAGCAGTGTGTAAATATAAAGGGGGTAGATGAAATATGCCAAAAGAAATAAAAAAGATTGATATGCCAAAGCCAGTTGGTATTTCGAAGACTTCATACTCAACATTTAACTATTTAAAAATTGCGAGTATGGATAAGACTTCAGCTTTAGATAATACAATTGATGTTACAACAGCAACTCCTTCATGGTATCATCCCGCCCTCACACCTCCAAACTGGTTGTTACCTCGTTCTTTAATTGAAGTTCAGAACTGGGCAAATATTTTTTATAATAATGAACCATTAGTACAATCTATTATCAATCTTTATAGCGAATACCCGTTGAGTAAATTTGACTTAGTGGTAGAAGACGATAAGATAAAACGTGAATATGAAGATATGATGTTTAATGCAGATTTTGATTTGTATAGTTTTATAAAGCAAATGAGTTTACAATACTGGAAATTAGGAGAAGCAATTTGTTATGGTTCTTATAATGTTAATGATAAACGATGGGATAGATTTATTTTGTTGGAGAATTCTTCCGTAGAGGTTAAAATAAATAAAATAAATGGCAAATTAAGATTTTTCTTATTACCAACAGATGCTCTAAAAAGTTTAATTCGTTCTACAGATGAACAAGATATAGAATATGTAAATTCTTTGAATCCTGAATTTGTAGAAGCGATAAGACAAAATAAACCCGTTGAATTACCTCCAGAATGTACTTCAATTATAGCCAGAATAGTAAGACCGGGAGATACTAGAGGAACACCCATTTGTGCCGCTATTTTTAAGATCTTAATGCTTCAAGATAGATTAAAAGTAGCTCAGATGGCAATTGCTGATCGACATATTACACCTATTCAATTATGGAAAATAGGATCGGTGGCTCAGGGATATATTCCTACAGATAAAGATTTAGAGAATTTTAGAGAAATGTTGAATCAAGCTTCTTTAGATCCAAGTTTTTCAATTATATTTCATGATGCAGTGCAGTTTGAAGCAGTGGGAATAAAAGATAAGATAATTCCTTTACAACCCGAATTTGAATATATAGATGAGAAAATAATGCAGTGTTTTGGGGTAAATAAAGCTATAATTACAGGAGAAGGTCCAGCTTTTACAAGTCCTCAACTTATTGGACTGCAGATATTTGTAAACAGATGTTTAGCTTGGAGAGATGAAATAGAAAATTGGATAAGAAATCATTTTTGTAGACGTGTAGCTATAGATAGAGGATATAAAGATACAAGATAGGATCCACCAAGATTAATTTTACCTCAGATAGCGTGGTATAAAGATCCATTGCTTGAAGATTTCCGGGAAAAAGAACAATTCTATAAATTATGGAAAGATGGAGCAATTTCAACAAAAACATTATTTAGTAAATATAAAACGTTAGACTGGGACACGGAAAAAAGAAATCTCGAAGAAGAGAAGGGAACAATTTTTGATTCACATGATAGATTACCTAAAGCATTTTCAACAGGAGTTCCAGGAAAAGTTTCACCTCCTGTAGGTGAAGAAACATTTGTAAAAGAAACACCTACAGAAGAGATGACTGTAAAACCAATAGAAGAAACAGAAACTGCTCCAGAAGGAGCTTCTGAAGCTTCAGAATGAAGCAGTAATAGTTACTTGATAATTTTATTAATTATAATCATTTGCTTCAACCTGGAAGCCCTAGGGTATATAGGGCGGTATTCAAAAAATGATTCCTAAAGAGATTTGATGAGTTTTTGACAGTTTAACTTAAATATGGATGAGTGAAATAAAATAGCTCAAATCAATTATAAGGAGGTATGTATGGCTTTTATAAAACACGGTAGTCCTGAAGCGATTAAAGATGTGGTTTCAGGGGAAGAAGAGTTTGAAAAACTAAGAAAAAAAATTGCAGCAGAAAATAATCTTATACGTTGTAGCAGATGCGCACATCTGCTGGCTAAAAGCGATAAAGATGGTAATATTGACTTACAACATAGAAAATTAATATTGACAATTAAATCTTCAAATTTACAAGGAGTAGTAAAATGTCCGTATTGTAATCAGTTAAATGTAATACGGAGTGAGTAAAAAAAATAGAAGGAGGTAGTATGCAAGAAAAAGGTTTGAGTAAGATGATTGAAACTGTAGCATTAAGAGTAATGGGGTTTTCGCTGGATTTAGCTAGAATTGCACTTGGAAATGTTCAGTTTAAGCAGTTCTCTATAACATTGAAAGATCAAACATATAGTTTGATTGATCAAGCAGTAAAGAGTTTATATGATGCAGGTTATATACTAGAAACTGAATATAATGAGTATGTAGAACGGAAAAAAGAATTTGAAGCAAATAAATACAAGAAAGAAGAAAAATAATTTAGGAGATAATGATCATGGGTGTGTTAATTAGTATTTTGAAGATTCTGCTTATTGCTTTATCAATTGAATCAATTTCAAGTTTAATTAAGTGGATTTTGAAATGGTTTGTGCAAATTGATGATTTGGGATATATAATTTCTATTATAGTAGGCATTGTATTATGCGTTTGGGCTGGCACTGGTTTTATCTCTATTTTGATAGGAAAATCTATATTAGTAGATAGTATAATGAGTGGAGTTGTTATTTCCAGAATTAGTAATGTAATTAATGATGTGTTGTATTGGTTATGGAGAAAATGTAAATTGGAAGTATAAAATAGAATAGTATTTAAGCTACAAGCTATCGCTACCATGAAGGTTAATGATTGTTATAGACCAGATATGCAAATTAAAAGAGCTGAGGTCGAAAGCGATAGCTTTGGAATTATAAAATGAATTACTAAAGAGGTACAAAACAATGGAAAATTTATCTAAAGAAAAAATTACAGAAGCTAATTCAGAAAAATCAATAGAGGAAGTTAAAAGAGAGATTAAATGTCCTCAATGTGGGGAATATTTTTATGGAAATAAATGTCCAAAATGTGGATGGGAGACTGTACAGGAGAGAGAAACAGTTGGAGGTTTAAATAAAAGTTTTTTTACTAAAGTATTATCTGTTCAGGAGATATCAGAATTAACAAAGCAAGGTAGTGTAGAGGATTGGATTACTGCACTTCTTGATAATCCTTATTTAAAAAATATTATTACATTTTTAGCAGCTTTTACATTTTCTCCTGCGGTAAAAAAAGTAATAGATTCTATAACTGATCTTTTAAAAGAGTTAGATAAAAAAAAGAAGAAAAAATCTTCTTTAGTTTTAGAAAGTGTTCAATCACCCGAAAGTGTAGCAGAAATTATAGCAACAATAAAATACGGGAAGAAAAAAGATAGAGTGGATAGTCCAATTAAAAGTGACATATTATTAAAAGATTTATATGAAGAAGAAGACAAAAGTAAAACTAAAAAAGAAGTTGAAGATGAATTGCGTTAAACACTATGCAAAGAACGTTGAAAATTTAGTTTTGGGTTAGCCAATACAGCCATTTTCGTATAGTTGATCCGGCATATACAAGCCAAACTTGCAGTAAATGCGGGTTTGTCCATAAGTTATCCAGGAATGGTAGGGTATTTACGTGCAGGCATTGTGGCTGCACTTTGGATGCGGATTTTAACGCATCTGTGAATATCCTGAATCTTGTGATAGTCCGGGAGACAGAATTGGTTAACGCCAGTTCGATATGAGTCCTGGAAGTACAGAATCCAACTCATTTAGTATCAAACAAGCTGTAACAAAACTTGATATTGAATACCACGAAGAAGGAGTGAAAATGGAAAGAATTATGACGTTTTTAGTTGATGCAGGTGTTACATGGAAAGATATTTTGGTTGAAGTTGGTGTTGTTTTAGGAATTCTATATTTATTTATCATTTTAAATAATTCTTTGTTGAAAAATTTTTTAAAAAAAGATTTAAATTTGCTGAATACGGTACTCAATGAAAGTCGTTCTAAAGTAGAAAAAAGTTTAGTTGCAATTTATTCTTTGGATAAGGAAATAACAGATTTAAAGAACAGTTTTAATCAATTTAAAAGTGATATTTTAGCAAAAGAAGATTCAAATAAATCAGAAATAATTGATGTTTTAAAAACAGAATTGTTTTCTTTAAATAATCAGACAACAAAAATAATTACTGAGCTTAAAGAAAGTGTTGCTAAAATTATAGTATTAGAGAATTCTATAAACGAAATTATAAGTAGTTTAATTTCTTCTTTAAAAGAACTGAAAGAACAATGTTCAGACAAAATTGAATATTTTTTGCATAGAATGGGTAATATCTAGGATCTATTCCAATATATAAAAATGGAGTAAAAAAATGCGACAAAATTTTGTGAGTAATATTTTAAATCTTGTTGGTGAAAAATTAGGAGTTATTAAAACTGCAGAGTTAAAGCAAAAACAAGGGATTAAAGAATTAATAGAAGAAGTATTTTTTAAGAAAGCTGATAGAGATGTACGTTTTGATACAACGGGTCGGGTTGAGGTATGGGTTACAAGTAATGAAATAAAAGAACATAAAGACTATAAGAAGATAGTCGATTCAGATAAATCAGATGAAGAAAAAATTAAAGAGCTGAAAGAATTAGCTGTAGATATTGCTTATGATAAAGTACAATCTGTTAGTAAGAATGGAGTTGATATTACTGTTGAATTAATTGAACAAGATATTAATATTGATAGAATAGATTGGGATAGTTTAGTAAAAAAAGAAGATAAAGAGATGACAGAACAATCTAGTATTAAGTTTTTGTTTAAAAAGAAAACTAATATAGCTTTGAGTGATTTTTGTAAAAAAGCTGAGTTTGATGTTGATAAATGGAAATCAGAACATCCTGGAATTAATCCAAATATGAATGACGTACTTGGGACAAATTATGAATTTTTAAATAGTGCATTTTTAGAATTACAATTTTTGCCAAAAGGAGTTGCTGTAATAAATGTTGAACCTTATGATGAGAATTTTAAAGAGGACTGGTATAGAAAAATAATTAAATTTTTAAAAGATAATGAACAAGTGATATTGTCTAGTCTTCCAGGAGTTGATTATGTAGAAATTAATGCATTTGGATATACTAAAGTAGGTGAAGTAGACTTTTATTCTAACAATGTTAAAACCGCTGGTTGGGTTCCGGTAAAATCGATTTATCAGCTTGAATTGGGAGCTCATGTTAAAAAAGATGGTTTAGCTGGATGGGTTGAGGATATACAAGAAGATGGCAAAGTAAGAATTCATTTTGTGGATCCTGAACATGTAGAAATTCTGGATCCTACGACATTATGGGTATTTCAAGGTAAAGTAGCTTTTATTTATACTTGGTGTGGAACATTAGTTAAAAATTTACCGGAAAGTTTACGTAATAAATTACCTCAATTAAAAGAAACAACTGGGGAAGAAAAATTTGAGGTTGAGCTTCAGAGAGATCGATCTTACAAAATAACTTTAAATGGAAAAGAATTAGATTTTGTAAAAAAAGAAGATCCGGCCTGGGAGGATTTAAATAATTGGGTATTGATGAAGAATATGAAGATTCGAGATGAAATTTTTTCTGATGAATTATGGAGTAAAGTAGCTTACTATATTGATAAAAATTTAATTCACGGAATGCAATCTGTTACAAGAGTATATGAAGGATTTCTTGTACCAGCAGCTCAATATGTGTTAACAAAAATTATAAATGAAGATAAACCTCAGATATTATGTAATGGTAAATTTGACAAACAAGCTGATTTAGTAGACATTCCAGTTGATGTAGATAAAATTTGCCCTGTAGTAAATCATGTTCTGGCGATATATTCTGATAGTATTATAACAGGTAATGAACATTATGGAGATTTTATTGTTAGTTGTTTTGCTCCTACAAGAAAAGAAGCTTCTACCTGGATATCTAATTTTGAGAGAAGATTAGTTAAAGAAAATCAATATATAGGGAAATCTTTGTATATAGAAAATGGGAAAATAAACTTTTGTAATATTCCCAAAGTTATATGGGATGATATTGTATTAGATGATAAAGTAAAGAATGATATAAGAATAAATACAGTATCATTTTTAAGTGATGAAAGATTAAAGAATACTGGTGTAATGAAAAGAGGATTAATTATTTATGGTCCTCCAGGAACTGGTAAAACTTCAATAATAAAAGCAATATTCAATGAGTTAGATGATCGAAATATAAGTAGAATATATGTGACTGCTGAATCTTTTTCAAAAATGTCTGTAAAAAATTTATTTGATTTTATTCCTTATCTTGGTAAAGTAGTTTTAGCTTTTGAAGATGTAGATATGATCGGTCGTTCTAGAGAAACTCCATTTTCTAATAATTTACTTGGAGATTTGTTGACAAATTTAGATGGTATGAGAGCTTATGATGAACAAATTGTTGTAATAGCTTCAACGAACAAAATCGAAATGCTAGACAATGCTTTAGCAAATAGACCATGTAGATTTGATAGACGTATTGAAATAAAGCTTCCGTCTGAAAAAGACTTAAGAAATCTGTATGAGAAATTTAGTGGAATAAATCTTCCAGAAGAAGTTATAAAAATATCTGCCGGTTTTACCGGAGCTCATGTTGTAGAAGCAGTAAATACCGCAAAAATACTATCAGCTTATAACAATAAGCCTTTGTATGAATGTATGATAGATGCTTGCAATATAATACGAAACAATTTCTTTCCTATGCAAACACAAGCCGAAATAAGAAAAGCGGCTTTAGAATCATTGAGAAAAATCGGTCTTAAGATAGAAGAAGAAGTAGAAAAAGAAATGGAATAAGAAAAAGATAAAGAAAAAACAGAAAAAGAAGATGAAGAAGAAAAACAGGATGTTGTTAATATTATTTTAAAAAATGTAGATACTGGCGGAGGTAACATTAAAATTAAGCCTAAAATCAAAAAGAAACCGGAGGATGAAGAAGATGAACAAAAAAACAAAGAGACTAGCGAGAAAAGTAGTGAAGCTGAAAACACTAAAGAAAATGTTACGAAAAATGCCGCAAGAGAAGATTTGAAAGAAGAACAATCTGAAAAAGACATATCAAGACCTATTAAAGAATTTGATCGTGTAAGACTTCTACTTGATGATGTTAAAGGAACTGTGATAGATATAAATCTTTCCAAACCTGGAGATGTTGATTATGTTATTTATGTTGATAAGTTAGTTCATGGTCAAGACCTTGTTGAAGCACATCCAACAGAAATTAAGCTATTAGATGAACCTGCAACAGATGAACAAATAGATAAGGCTAAAAAAAGAAAAAAATTGTATGAGAAAGAAAAAAAGAAATATGAAAAAGACTTCAAGAAAGAGATAAAAGAAGACTTCAGAGAAGAAGTAAAAGAAGACTTCAAGAAAGAGATAAAAGAAGAAGTTGAAGAGAACTTAAAAGAAGAAAACCGAAATGAAGAAGACCTAAAAGAAGAAACTGAAGAAAACTTGAACAAAAACTACAATGAAAGTGAAAATAATAATGAACCTATAAAAAGAATTACATTTTTAGATGCACTGCTAAAAAATAATAGAATAAATAAAACAGAACAATTATCTATTAAGGAAGAAAAAAATACTCCATATATGATTGACATTAAAGACTCGGTAGGAAGACCGATGAGATTTTACGTAGGGGATAAGATAAAAATTAAGTCAACAGAAAAAGCTTCAATAGCACAAGAAGATTTAGGATATAGAACATGGATTATTGATAAAATTTTATCTAATGATTGGATAGAAATAGTAGATGAAAAAAGAACGATGAGAGATTTGATTAAAGCTGATTATTTAAAAGATGAAATTAAAGCAGGAAGAATTATAAGAGCTGCATTAAAAGATTATAACCTTCAAGAAGAATTTAAAGAAGGAGATCGAGTAAGATTAATACATACGATCGGAGTAAGACTTCAGAAAGAAATGGTAGGAACAGTTACGAAAGTTCCGATAGATCCGAGAGACAATAAATTAGAGGTAAAATTTGATAAGATACCGGTTCAAAAATTTAAAGTACCAGTTGAACATTTAGAGAAAGTAGAAAGATATAGTAAAATTGCCTTTACTCGTCCATACGCTGTAGTATTCGTTGATAGAAACGATGAAATTCGAAGATTAAAAATCTCAGGAAAAAGTAAAGAGGAAATAGAACAAAAAATTAAAACTTTAGATAACGAAACTTATGGTCTACCGTGTAAAGAAATTATATCTATAGAGGATATAGGACCTGAAGAAAGAATAAAGTCACGAGCAAACAAAATATTAACTCAAGATGAAGAAAAAATTGCAAAATATGAATCAGAAACGAAGATTGCAGAAGAAACTTCATATAAACAAAAAATAAAAAAATTTGTAGATTTTCCTTGGCAAGAAGATACAGAAATAGAATTTGTACAATTAATTAAAGAATATTTAGAAAAATATTCACAAGCATCCGATGCAACATGGCAAGATTATTTAAAGAGATTATATGAAACAAATAAAAGTAGTATGGTTCAGTTAGTTTCAGACGAATTCTTACGTCAGTTAGAGAAATTAATTTATGGTGAAGATATTAAAAAAAGTGAGCGGGAAATAACAGCTTTGGGTAAGAAGAGCCAAGTTGACGATACTGAGTTATCAGTAATACTACCGCTGAAAGTTGGTCAATTAGGAACTGTAGAAAGAAGAATTAAGGAATTAAAGGAATTAGGAAAAACCTGGTTAGAAGTGAGAGATATTATAATAGAAGAATTTGGCGAATATAGAGTAGCGGAAACATCAACAGATTTAGGAACAAAAAAAGAAGTATATAAATATATGAATGCATCAGAATTAGAAGAATATAAAGATTTTTATGATAGTTTACCTGAGCCGGAGGATGTAAGTTAAAAATGAGCTGTAGAACTGAACTATATAAAAATTTATTAAAAATATCAATCAGTGAAGATGATATTATACGGAGTATAGCTGAAGAAGTTAAAAAAGAGATAGGAAGTTGTTCAAGAGATAGTTTAGGAAAATGTATTTATGCATCTGATAGATTGTATGAAGAATTGAAAAAAGTAGGAGTTGAAAATGTAAGATTAGTTGAGGGATATATTCTTACAAATGCTGATCCTCCGGAAATGCAACATAATTGGGTAGAAGTAGATGGAAAAATATTAGATATTACTTGTGATCAATTTAATGATATTATGCCAGCTGGAGAAGAATTTAAACCAATAGAATATCCAGCTGATAAAAATTATTATATTGAAGAAAGAGATGTTACTCCAGAGTCAAAGTAGAAAATATTCAGTTGATAGAAAAAGTTATAGTGGAAAAAGAGGTATAGTTTGGCTATAGGTATGATATTTTTTTAATATAAAAAATATCATACTGAAAAAAGTGATATAATTTTAGAATTGGCATAGAAAACGCTTGAATGATAAAAGAGTCATAGTGAAAAAATGACATAGCTTTAGAATCAAGATGAAAAAACATTCAGTTAATAAAAGTAGATATACTGAATTTTGAATAGGATATTTAGTTATCAGTATGATATTTTTTTAATATAAAAAATATCATACCAAAAAATGATATGTCCTCATGATCGACATAAAGAATTTTCGACTGATAAAAAAAGTTACAGTGAAAAATTAGCATAGTTATTGTCATTTGTATGATATTTTCTTATATTTATATAGAAAGCAGAGTATATAACGGAGGATTAAATGAGCGTTAATTTCAAAGACAATGTAATAAAAATAATAAAGGAATCACAGCCAGAAAAGCAAATTCTTTGGTACATTGGTAAAGATTTGACAGATCAGCAAAAATCACATCTTAGGCTAGCGATTAAAAAAAATTTGAATATTCCTGGAATAGATGTTATCATTATGCCTAGGCTCGAAAAAGGAACTATTGCTATAAGATCTATTTTTTCTCCTAAAGATTCAGAGATCGAAGAATATATGCAAAAATATGGTGTTTCAGGAACAAAGGAATATGTAAGAGAGGAATATATGAGAAAAGATTTTGAAAATCTTTCAGATTCTCAATTAGAATCGGCTGTTGCTTATGCCGTACAAGAAATTTCGCAAGAGTTAGGATTAGTAAAAGTAGCAAGTTCAAAACTTGATGCATAGAATATGATTCGGTGGAACATAGCGATATTAAAGCTAAAAGAGATACTGAATGTATAAAAATACATTTTCCAATATATTTTAAAAAATAAAGTTGGGGTAAGTTATGTTTATAAAATATGGTACTTTAGAAATTATTGATTCATCTGGGGACTTAGAAGAGATTGTAGATATAAATGGTATTGGTCATATTGTTGAGGAAAAGAAAGGACCATGGCTTTATTGCCGTGCAAGAGCTTTGACTTGTGATAAGCCAAATGGAAATAGAGATATATTTCCTAAAGATGAAGTAAAGAAAGCTTATCAATCATTTATAGGTAGAGGTGTTTATCTTAATCACAATAGCGGAAAAGTAGAGAATGCGATAGGAAAAATTATAGATGCTTATTTTGTTGATACAGATCCAAATGATGTTCATGTAGAGTGTTTATTTAAGATTAATAAGGAAATGTTTCCTGATATTTGTAAGAGGATTCAGAATGGATTAATGTCAGCGGTAAGCATGGGGTGTATTATTCAAAGGTCGGAGTGTGTTTTACCTACGACTAATGTTTATACACTTGATGGATGGAAACAAATAAAAGATATTAGAGTAGGTGAACAAGTATTAACTCATACCGGAAAGTTTAGAAGAGTATTAGCAACTAGTAGGAGGAGTGCTCCGGAAAAACTAATAAGGATTAGATATAAAATAGCTAATGATGATAAACATATTGGAACGTTAATTTTAACTGATAATCATCCAGTATTAACTGAAAGAGGATGGATTAAAGCTATTGATTTAGAATCTACAGACAAAATTTCTATAATGGCAAAAAATGGTTATGAATTTAAATTTGTTGATTTAGTTGGTATAGAAGTATTAGATAATATTCATCCAAATAGAGATAGAGTTAGTGGTGCTTCAGCGTTTACTGTTGTATGTAATTTACAAGTTGAGAAAGATGAATCATATATTGCTGAGGGAGTTGTAGTTCATAATTGTCAAATCTGCGGAAATATTGCAAGAAATCCTAGTGAATATTGTGAACATCTTGCAAGGTATAGAGGGCAGAAATTCAATGTTAAAAGGGATGAAAATGGTAAGTATATAGAAGCGGTATTAGATCCAAACGGGCAGGAAGAGGCCAACGAGATCAGCCATGATATTACTTATACTGAGTTATCGATTGTAGATGCTCCCGCTGATCCTACAGCAGAGATTAAAACGATATGGGCAAGTATAGATGAGAAATTCAGGAAAATGGCAATGTTATTAACAGATGAGATCAATAAAAAGATAGATAGTAAGTTTGATGAGTTAGTGAAAACGATGAGTAGTAATAATAGTTTAGATTCTAAGGAGGTTAAAAATATGGTTGAAGCTAAGAAAAAAGATGAACCAGATATTGGTGTACAAGTAACACCAGAAGCGAAAGAAAAACCAACATTCAAAACAGACGATAAAGATATACCAGCAGATATTAGTGTACAGGTAACGCCAGAGGCAAAAGAAAAGCCTAAAGTTGAGAAAACAGATGAGGATGTAATTGGAGTTCAAGAGGAAACGAAAACAGCAGAAGCGAAAGATGTAGATTTAGATTTAGGTAGAGGAGTAGGTGGTTCCGGAAGAAGAGGTAATCCTAAAACCGATGAAGAAAGAGCAGAAACTCATGGAGTATCAGTAGAAGATTTACCTCCAAGAGGAACTGGATTAGGAAAAGGAAAAGGAATTAAAGATGAAGATAAGGAATCTAAAACAGTAGAAGAAAAAGAATCTGAAACTGAAGTAAATGAAATTTTAAAAGATGTTAGAAAAAAAATAGAGAAAGTATTTGAAGAGGCTTTAAAGAAAACAAAGTCAATGGTGATCTATAAGATATTTAAGAGTGCGGTTCGTTCAAATATTCTTGAACTAAATGAAGAATTAGAAGAAAATGAGGTAGAAGAAATAGTAAATAAAGTAGAAGAAACTGCGGTGGCAGAAGCTACTGAAGATGCGATGCAAGAATTGAATGTTAAAATTGCCGCTGATGTTGAAGAAGAAAAACCTAAAATAGATGTTCGTTTAGATATTAAAAGGGATAATTTAGAAGATGAATATATAGTTAGTGAAGATGGTAAAGACGTTATGTCAAGTACTGTAAAAGATGTATTTGGAAAATCAGCTATTCAAAACATAGCTTATGCTATAAGTCCAGAATACTTACAGTTATTAAAAACAGCTGCTCAAGAATATGGTAAAGATGCGATTTTAGCAATTTGGGCTGCATCAGAAGATAGTGATGCACTGAGCAAAGCAAAAAAATATTTTACTAAGGCATATCCTGACAAAAAATATGTAATTGAATGGATTAAGAAACACAAAGAAAAAGTACAGAAACCAAGTAATGTGAAGCTTGAGATGACTAAAGTAGCTGATGTTACATCTTCTAATGTAGAAGGACAAACATTACCTTTAGAACAATCTGAAGTTTCTTCAGAACCAGTAGAAGAATTTACAACACAGCAAATTGAGGAATTTGAAAATGTGACTCATAATTTAATAGAAGGTTTAAGTGATGAGGAATTAGATATAGCTACAGATTTTATAGCTGAAGAACTTTCAACAGAAACTAAGCGATATAAACCTGAAGGGCTTGTAAAATTAGCTTCTGTATGTCCTTCTTGTTTTAAAAATATGTTAGAAGCCGCTAAAGAGGCAGCTAGAAAAGGTAGAACAATGTCAGAAGCAGCAAAGAAAGGATTATGGAAGAAATTCAAAGGTTCAAAAAAGAAATGTATAGAATCAATGGAAGGTAAAGTAAGTAATCCAGCAGCATATTGTAGATGGCTGGAAGGTGAAGTAACAGGGGAATATGGTCCTACTCGAACAAAGCCGGGGAAAAAGAAAGTATGTGAACAAGAAGGAGAAATCAAAGAAGCAGCTTCAAATGAAAAGGGAACATCATATGTAAAAGCAGAACGACCCGGGGAATTCTTACCAGATGTAGATCTTAGTAAAGAAACTAAACGAGTTCTTTCTGGTGATAAAGGAGAATTAAAAGGAAATAAGTTTGTAGAACCAGAGGGTGGTTCAAAACCTGAGCCTCAATCTATGGAAAAAGCAAAAGGCTCAGATTTACAGGGTGTTGATTATATAGAACCAGAGGGTGGAACAAAAATACAAAGTTCTATTGAATCAGACGAATCAAAGAGATTAAAAGAAGAAAATGAGATGTTAAAAAATCAATTAGCTGCGGAACAGGCTAAAAGAGTTTTAGAAAATAAAGTTGCTCGTTGTAAAGACATTGCTACAAAGATGGCATATAAAGGATTGATAGTTCCTGATGATGCTGAAGTAAAAGATATCCTATTAAAAAGAGCAACGGAAAAAATCAGTGTTATTGATGCAAATAAAGAATCTTTCAAAAACCAGATTGAGAGACAAATATCAGATTTGATGGCTATGGACGATCATACTTTAGATGCATTTGAAAAAACAATCGATAGAATACCTGATAAAAAGACACAAAAGATAGCTATTCTTCAAGATGGAGCAAAACAGCGGCCAGAAGATAATGAATTTTATATTCCGTTTACAGTGAATAAGGAAGCATTGAAAAGGTTTGGAGGTAAATAAAGTTAGAAAACTTGATGTTTAATCAAGTAAAGTAATACTATATGTTAATAGTTAAAAATCTAAGAAAGATGTATAGTTCTTAGAGAACAGTTAAAGTATAAGTAAAAGGAAAGCTTAGTAGCTTTCAGATGTAGAAAGTAAGATTTTACTATTAAACATAGACTTAAATAGGGAGTAGAAAATGGCTCTCAAAGTTGTTAAGGAAGTTAATAGGTTACAAGGCTTGAAAGTTGCTCCTGGATTGACAATTTGTGCAGGTCAAGTTGCTAAACTGTTATCTACCGATACTGCTGGGGAAACCGCAACAGTAGGTAACACAGGTCCATATATAGGGCTATTTATGGACACTAATATCTCAACAGGACTTGGACTGAATCAGCGTGATGAAACATCAGGTTCTGGTCTGGTTTCTGTTATGACAAATGGTGGTTATGTTTTAGTCTGGAATGATGGACGCGGTTCTCCTTATGTTACTACAGATACGTATACAATCGGCGCTGCATTGTATAGTGACGAAAACGGTAGAATAACTACATCAGGTTCAGGTACTACCAACTTGGTTGGATATTGCACAAAAGTCCCAGCAAGTGCAACAGATAGTCTTGGAATTAAACTCGTAGTTTAGCGAGAAAATAGTAATTAGTAATAAAAAGATCTAAAATATGATCGAAAAATAATTGTTCTTTGAAAGAAAAACATGGAGACTCAAATTGATCCTAGAGTACTAGATCAAAAGCTCGAAGCTTTAATGAGTACTCCAGGTGGATGGAACAAGATCGCTCAGCAGATAAATTGAAAAATTGTGTCTGAGATTATGGTGACATAATCATGGAATGTGACTATATCAGTCAAAGTCCTACGAGATAGCATCAAGAGGATCAGACTGAGGAAAGATTAGAAACTAATTATAGTTTCAGTATCCCCAGAGACTATACGTCACACATCTCGGTAATGAGATGAAGATATAGTCCGGTCTGCATAGTAATATGCAGAGTTAAGCAGAAATGACTTAACTTCTAGAAATTTTTAAAAATTTCTAGAATAACAAAAACGGCAATCTCCCATCAAATATGACTTGCTTTATGAAGGGAGAGCTCGTCAGATTTTCAGAGTTCACACCCTTGCACAGGGAGAACCTGCAATCTTTGATCGAGATATTCGTGTTCCATCATATAAGCTTTCCAAAAGAGGTCTGCCTCCAGAACTTTATATCGAATCTGACAGGATAGAGGTAAATACATTCGAAATTGCAACTGTTCCTAAGATTCGTTATGAGGAACTGGTTTACAGGCGATTTGACGTATTGAACAGGGCTTTAGCATAGCTTGGGCCCTCTCGTCAGCAATGACGATGTACAAAACTTTACTATATGCAAAGACGTCCTTATTTTAATAAGGATAATTTGCAGGAAAGATTATTTTATGAAGATACAATGTAAAGAAGAAGAAAATTGGTTAATATCAGAATATAAGAAAGTCGGTTATGATTACTTAATTATTTAGGTAAGAGGTATAAAGCATAGTAAAAGATAAGATTTTAAACTTCATAAAATAAAATCCTCAGAGACTATACGTAAAGCTCCTATATTGTTATATAGGATGAAGACATAGTCCGAACTATAGGTATATATAAAGCTATAGAGTTAAGCAGAAATGACTTAACTATTTATAATATAACTTATTATAAATATAACACTATCGCAAGAACGTGCTAAATCTCAGATAATGGAGATTGAAGATACTGAGATGCTTAGGATTCTTGATGTCGCTTCAACTGCGGTAAATAGTGCAGTTGTAGAATCAAGTTCTGATGGAAAGCTTACACTTGACTCATTAGGTCTAGCTTTTGCAGCAATTGAATCTAGACGTTTGGTTCCAGTTACAATACTTATGCATCCTTTTCATTTGAGAGATCTTAGAACATTTAACATTCAGTCAACTGGGTCTAAAGTGTTCGATGAGATCACTCTCTATGAAGTATTGAAAACTGGAAAAGTAGGAACAATTTGGAATGCTCAGGTTTTGACCAGTCCACTAGTTAATCCTGCAAAGATATATGTCTTAAATTAAAACGCTAGGACATGTAAAATCTGACTATATCGGTGGAACTCCTACGAGATAACATCAAGAGGACAATACCGAGGAAAGATTAGAAACTAATTATAGTTTCAATATCCGTAGAGACTATACGTCAGACATCTCAGTAATGAGATGAAGATATAGTCCGATCTGCATAGTAATATGCAGAGTTAGACAGAAATGGTCTAACACGTCTTTAAAATAGACGATTAACAAAAATGGTGCTGCTCCTGAATTTGTGGGAGTTATGCCTATAAGGATAGACGTAACAGTGAAACCATTCGACAATGTCGAGAAACTTTATGTTACTTTCAGCTGCTTTGAGAATGTTGGATTTTGCGTAGTTTTTTCTCATGGCATTGTTCAGATTGCTTTCACAGGTACTCCTTCTGGTGGATGGCCTAGCTACGGTCCAACTGGTTAAATTCAGCATTCTGATTGTTTCATTGGTTTAAAAGCTAGAACATAAGAGGGAGAGTGGCCAGAGGACACTCTCCCAATACGTGTAATCCAACGTTAAGGTTAATGCAGATAAGAAGAATGTCTGCAAGTAAACCTTAAATCGGAGGTTTAAATGAAGAAATATTTTTCAAATGTTCAGGGAGTTTTGACGATTGCGGATTTGATATTTACAGATCCAGTTACCAGAGAGCAAAGAATATTATTATTAAAACCTGGAGAATCTATTCCAAATACTGTTCCGACTGAGGAAATAGAACGTTCAGCAAAAAGCGGAGTTTTAAAAGTTTTATTAGAAAAAGGAATGATAGTAGAAAAAGAAGTTCAAGAAACACCTACTATTCAATCTAAAGAAGAAACTCCAGAGGCAATAATTTCTTCAGGCGGAACTTTAACAGCAACAGAAATTCCAAAACAAGAAAAAGTGGTATTGCAAGGTGAAAAAGTTATAGAAGGATCAGATGTTCAAATTAAATATGGGTATTTAAGCCCTTCTTCTAAAGAGGGAAAGAAAATTGCAGAAAAAATAGAAGAGATAGAAAAACAGAGAATTAAAAGTGAACCTGAAGTTGAAACAGAAGAAAATGAAGCTTCTGAAGCTGAACCTACGGCAGAAGCAACAGGATATTTAACTCCTGATAGTGAAAGAAAGAAGTCAAAAGAAGATGAATTTGATTCTATATTAGGTTTAAAGAGTGAAAAAAAAGAATCTAAAGTAAAGGAAGAAAAAACAATATCGCTCGAGGAATTTAGAACATTGAAGTTATTTCCTCAATATAGCGTAATAGCTCATTGTAATAATGTAGACTTTTTGAAACAGATAGCGGATGATGAAAGTTTACGAGAAGAAATTCGAAAAAGAGCAAGAAATAGAATAAAGAGAATTAGTAATGTCGAATAAGCTTAGGAGATTTAAAAATCTCTTTTAAAGTTTGAGGACTGAAAGTAGTTCTCAAACTGGAATTATATTTTATTAGATATAAAATTGATAGTATAACGATAAATACATAAAAAGGGGTAAATATGCTTGATGATTTATTTAGTTTTAAAGCATTATTTAATACTACAGCAACGGATATTTCTACTTTAGAAAGACTATCGCCAGCAAATGGATTCTGCTTAAAAAGTTGTATTGCTGGGATGATAGGAATGCTTACATTTATGTTTGGGAAAATTGATGTGGTTTTTAAGGCATTAGTGATTTTTATAGTTCTTGATTATATATTTGGTTTGTCTGTAGCTATAATTAAAAGAGAAGTTAGTTCAGATATTGGAAGAAGAGGAATTATAAGAAAAGCGTGCTTTTTATTAACTGTTATGGTAGGTGTATGGTTAGATAAGTTTTTAAATTCGGGAGAGATTTGTAAAAGAAGTATTATTACAGTTCTTGTTCTAAATGAAGTTAGTTCGATTCTCGAGAAGCTTGAATTTTTAGGTGTGAGAATACCTTTGATTCGAAACTTATTAAAAGTTACAAAAAGCAATAAGAAATGTCATTTAAAGTAATATCAGTTTATTTGTAATATCATATTTAGTAACTTCAATTACAACAGTCCAATCATTATAAAATATATTAGGAAATAAAAATGATGAGAGATCTAAATGTAGTAATTCCGAAAGATAAAAATCTTCAACCTATAAGTATTATAGCTGGAGTTTGTCAATCTAATGTTAAAGAAGTATTAGATGAAATAATTCCAATCAATGTTACAAATAATGGTAAAGTTAGTACTTATGATTCTCACACAGAAGATATAGATAATAGACTTATTAAAGGAACGGCTATTGTTCAAGCTAATAATTATATTTGGAATGTTAATAGTTTAGCATGGGAAAAAGCAACTGGTTCTTTAACAGAAGGACAAAATGTAACAGTCAATAATTTCCCATCTAGTTATAATATTAGAGATTTTTATACAAGCGGTGAATATTTAAATGATCAAAATGGAACTGGAGGAGTTTTAACTTTTAATTTTTCTACAATAATGGATAAAGTAGTAATATTAAGTGCTGGAGGTAATGCCAGAGTAGATCCTTTTGGAGGAACTCCATCACAAACATCCGGTATTCCTTGTCCTGATGGAAGAATTTTAGAATTACCTGTTAGAACAAGTTCTGTTAAAGTTTATAGTCCACTTTTAACAACAATAAGTGTATGGGGATATAAATATTAAAGACGGAGGTAGGATATGGCAGAAAAATTTGTAATTAAGCGGAACTGGGATGATGTAATTATAAGAGTGGCAATTGATGACAAAGAAGTAAGAATAGAAACATCAATTGACGCTTTTCAGCGAAAATTAGAAGATTATTTAATAGAATCTTTGCCAAGATTGACTTGGCATTTTAGAAGATCAGCAATAAATGAGAAAATAAGAAAGTCTTTTAAAGATGCTTTTTTTAAAATTACTAGAGAAATGAAAGAAGAGACTATTAAAGTGGTAGAACAACCAATAGTATCTAAACCTGTAGTTGAAAAAACACCAAAAATTGAAGAAGAGGTTATAGGTTTACAGAACGATAAAATAAATGATTTTAAAAAATTACCTTTATTTACTCAATATAGTATTATAGCTCATTCTGAAGATATAAGTTTTTTACAATTAATTATAGATGATATAACTTTTAATTCAGATTTAAAGAAAAGAGCTCAAAATAGGATTATAAGAATAAAAAATGGCAAATACAACTATTCGTAGTGAGCAAATTCGTGATGGAACAATTACAGATGCTGATATTAGTTTAACAGCAGGAATATCTGAAACTAAATTAGCTCTCGATTATCATACTGCCGGGTTATCGCAAACACTCTGGACAGCTATTCGTAATGTACAGAGTGCAGCTGATCACTCTCTTTTACAGAATCTTGATTATGCCGTTGCTGGCCATACAGGTTTTGCTGGTACCGATGTTATTAATACATTCACACATATTCAAGCATTTCAATCTGGTATTACAAGTACCGGATTAATATATGCAGATCAATTTCAAGGTGATGGGAGTTTATTGACTAATATTCCTCAAGGAACATTAGACCACAGCGCTTTACAAAATCTTGAGTATTCAGTCTCAGGTCATACAGGATTTGCCGGTACTGATGTAGAGAATACTTTTTCTGGAATTCAAACATTTTCTGATGGAATTACTAGTACAAAATTATCTACGTTTACAGCTGGTATAACTTGTTCTAGTCCAATAATATTTACAGGAATTCCATCTTATGAAGGAGAAAGACCGCAAAGAAATATAGTTTTAACAGCAGCTGGTGGGATACCTGCAACTACAAACGGCCCGGCTCAAACCAAAGTAGCGGGAACAAATTTTGAATATTATGTTTTAGATTATGATGCAACAACAAATGAAACAGCATATTGGAATTTATCTGTACCTCAAAATTATGCAGATGATAGTGATATTGCGGTAAAAATATTCTGGAAAGAATCAACATCGCAATCAAATGCTAATGTTATATGGAAATTAGGAATTCTTACAAGAGATGAAGATGACACATGGGACTCGCCATTAAGTTATTTTTCCCTTGACGCAAGTAATACAAAAAATGATAATACAAAGGTCGCAGTTGCGACAGGGCATTTTACTTTAGGATCTGGAAAACAAAATAATGATTTGATTATAGGAATACAGAGAGATGCAGTAAATGATACATATACAGCAGATGCAAGATTTTTGAAAGCAGTAATTTTGTATGATATTAAGAATTAAAAATTAGGAGGAATAAATGACAATTTTAGATAGTCAAGTAATAGAAATACAAAAAAAGAAAATTGAGATAGAGATGCTTCAAAACAAAATTGAGGAATTAAAAAGTTCTCAAGAAGCAGAGTTGGTAAATTTAGATAAAGAATATAATCTAAAGAAACAAGAATTAATAGATGCTCAAAAAATTGCATTGTCAGATTTGCAAGAGCAACTTAAAGTATTGCAGTCAGAACTAAAGACATTAATGGATAGTATAAAGTAAGGAATGATTTATGGCAGTATATTATAATCCAACAGAAATTTGTCAACCAAATCATATTATAGCAATGTGGTATCTTGATGAAGAGTCTGGTAACAGTGTTAGTGATGCTACAGGACATGGACATAATGGAACAGCATCATGGTATGATGGTAGTTCAGGAACATATTCTTGGGTATCTGCAAAACTTAATAATGGATGGTATGCTAATACCAATTATTTTAACATGATAGAGATACCAGCATCAGCTGAATTAGCTCCAAGTTCTTTTACAGTTTCGGCATGGCTTAAGCCGGTTTTTTTTGGTCCAAATGCCGGGATGATTTATTCTAATTATATAAGTGGATCTGCTTACAATGTCGCATTTATGTTAGATACATGGACCAGTCCATATAATAAATTAGCATTATGTAGTTGGTATGGTGGTTCTCATGAAGTAACATCTTCTGACAGTCTTACCGCTAATGTATGGAATCATGTAGTTGTAACTTATAATGCAGAAACAGCAAAGGTAACTTTTTACATAAATGGAACTTCAGATTCTGGTGGTCCTCAAACTCTTGAAAATGTCTATCTTAAAGACTATGCCAATAATTATATAGGAACTCCAGCTGGAAATGTTGCAGGAACAGTTGCTGGTACTTTTGACGAAGTATTTTTTTGGAATGTAGTTTTAACCAGTAGCGAAGTTTTGGATTTATATTCGAATAATAATCCACAAAGAGAATCACCATATGTTCCAAGACAGTCCGGAGCTTGCGGTCATCCTTTGATTTTTTAAAGAATTTTTAAGTAAATAGAACTATAGAAATAGTAAAAATTTTTTACAACTGATCAGTCGGAGGGATATATGCTTAAAGCGATAATATTATTAGCTATAGTTATTTTAGTAATATTTATTACAAAACGGTTTACAAAATAAAATATGAAAAATTCAGATCCATTATTTAGACCAATTGATTTGATTGTAATTTTTGTATTACTTGTAATGGCAATTATATTGACTATTTTAGGGGGTTAAAATGAAGAATATTTTAAAAAGAATTTTATGTAGTATTTTAACAGCACCAATATATATTTTATACTATATTCTTTGTGTTATATACATGGTAGGAGAGTGTAAGTACACTGTTGAAGATTGGATTTATAATATACAAAATGAAATTATATATCGTGATATAATAGATGAAATGTTGGATGAAGAAGATAACTTAGAAGAGAAATCAAATATCGAAGAACAAGATTATAAAATAGTAAAAAAGAAATTACAGAAAAAATCAAACAAAAAAAGGTAAAAAGCAATGATAGAATGTAAAATTTGTAAATTAATTAAAAGTAATGTTTATAAATATGTTGACAACAATGATATTGTGATTTCTGATTGTCCTGATTGCCAATGTTTAATAGGAATGAAAAAAGTGCATTCTAACTATCCTACGAAAGAAGAAATTCAAGATATTATTAATTTAGGTTCTAAAATTGCTTTAACAAAATACGGAAAAAATAAGTGGTATTTAGATATGAGAAAATCGGAAGCTCCTGATCACTATCATTGTCATTTTCGAAAGATTGAAGAAAATAATGGAGGTATATAAATTATGATGATTCAAAATGAAACTCCAACTGGAAATATTGATAATGAAAATAAAATATTTCAAACAGAATATCAGTATTCCCCACTTAGTTTATCTGTATATTTAAATGGAATTAGACAACAAAGAGATACAGACTTTGCAGAAACTAATCCGTCTAATGGAATTTTTACTTTTGCTATAGCACCTCAAGTAGGAGATAAATTAGTTGTAGATTACTGGACAACAGCAAGTACTTGGTCTTCTAATAGAATTGTTCAATTAGTCACAAATCTAAAAAATTTATTACCCTCAAGAATGAGTAATAAAATATCTGATGATCAGGCAGAATTAATGTTATATATAACTTTACAAGATATTAATAATATTCCTCAAGTTACTAGTTATACTTTAGATACAGCTCCTGCAAATTGGGATAGTGCTTTATTAGTTGGCGGTCAAATGTGGGGAATGATGTTTGTAGCAGCGGGCAGGGCAATGGAGGAATTTAATTATAGTGGAGTTGTAACGTTGAATATAGATCATTTTAGTAAAATAAATCTGCTTGTAAATAAATTATGGGAGATTTATGGAATAGTAACTAAAAATGTTAAAAAAGGATTATTTCCAAGACCTGTTGGGTTAGGAACTCCTCAATTTTCGAGTTTGCTTGTTCGTCCTTTCAGCGTTCTTTATCCTAGCAGGTTTGCTTCAACTTAGTATGTTTGATGTATAACAGTAACTCGTTCTAGAAGAATTAAATAGGAGGTAAAAAAATAATGGAATTAGAAAAAAATCTTATTGGTAAGGTTAAGTTTTTTCATACTAAAAAAGGATGGGGTTTTATTAGAACAGAAGATGGAAAAGATTATTTTGTTCATTATTCGCAAATAAAAGCGGATGGTTTTAAAAATCTTAATCGAGACGATGAGGTAGAGTTTGATATTATAGAAGGAGATAAGGGAATAATGGCTGGAAATGTAAAAGTTATAAAAGAAGCTGTAGTACAGTAAGGAGATATCTATTATGTCTAAACCTTCAGTAGTTTCGGGACTTTCAATTTCTGTTTTAACTGATAGTGCTCCTGAAACTTTTACTTTAACATGGAACCAAAGTACAGATAATGCTGTTATCGGATATAATGTTTATCGGGGGTTTATACCTGAAACAGGAGAGAAGATAAATCATAGTTTAATTACTACTACTTCTTTTACAACTACTACACAAATAGTACCGGATGTTAATTTCTATTGGTTTGTTACAGCGGTAAATTCTTTTGGAGAGGAATCTGATATTCAACTTCGAGGAATTACAACAGAAAATACTAAAGCCTTTGAATTAAATCCCATCACTAATGTTACTGATGCTTTTGAAAATGAAGCTTATAATGATGGTGAATATATGTTAGATTACTATAATGAGATTAGAAGAAGACTTTTATGGGTGTTAGAGAATACCGGATTTAATGGTGCTTTGTTAAAAAGAAAATGGATTGGTTCATCACATGTAGATGCAATGACAAGAGGAAACGGTTTAATAGATGTAATGAATCAAATAGATTTTGGAGAAAAAATAGATATTAAAGGTGTAGGAGATATAGAAGGAAATTATAATTATGTTTATGGTAGAGATTATATTTGGTATAATACATATGGTCAAACTTGGACTTATATACAATGGTTATCAACTGGAAATTCTCCATCAGAAGGGGAAAAATATTTTGTAAGATATCAAGATATAAATTGTAGATGTTATGAAAACGAAGCTGGGGAAGGAAACAAAACATGTCCAATATGCTATGGTACTTGGATTCAAGGAGGTTATGTTAAATTTGATATGAAAATGATGTATGAATCAACAGGAGATAAAAGAATAGAATTCACAAATATGGGCTTTATTCCTAATTATAATCCTGTAATAATTTTACCTTGGACTGCTCATATTACAACTTTCGATGTAATTGTGGATAAAACCACAAATAGAAGATGGGAAATAGTATCTGTGAGACCTTATCCGTGGAGGAACTTATTGATTCAACAAAATGTAGAAGTTAGATTGTTACCAGAAACACATATTATATATCAATATCCCGTTTAAAGAGGTTAAAATGGATGAAGCATTTAGTGTTCAAGATAATATAGAAAATGAAAGTGAAGAAGAGTTTAAAAAAAATAATAAAGAGGAATATGCTGTAATTATAAAGTTTAAAACGATTGGGGATTTTGTAGATTTTATACATGTAATTAATAGAGGAAATATTAATGAATTATTGGAACATATTCAAAAAAATAGGATAAAAAATCATTTAGAAAAAATATAGGAGGCTACAATTACTTGGAAAGCAGTTAAGCATGTTAAAAATATTTTTGTTAATGCTTTACGGCTAATTTTTCAGACTCCATATGCTAAAAATATATCAGCTGACGGAAATGTAATCTATGATTATAGTTGGACTCAAAACAAACAAACCACTAAAATAGATATACTAAGAGCATTTCCAGAGACAGCATCTAAAGTGCCGATGATTATTGTTACAGCAAGTACTGGTTCAGCTCCGCTGATGACTTATTTAGCTGATGTTGTAGAAGATACCAGAAGTACAGAGCAGCAACTTACTGTTGGAGGAAAATTTAATATAAGTGTTACTATAGATGTAATTGCAGAAACTACTGTTGATAGAGATAATATAGTCGATATTATTACTACGAATATGTTATGGCTAAATAAACGAATATTTGAAGTTGATTATAATTTATACATACAAAGTTTAACTTATGGTCCTGAATCGCAAAGAGATTTTGGAGGAAGATTTTTTCATATTCAATCAATGACATTTGATACTTATACTGAATGGTATGAAGAGGTAGATCTTTCTTCATATCCTAACTTGACAGAAATAAATTTAACTACAGAATTAGTAGAACTAGGAGAATAATATGGAAAGCTTTAAACAAAATATTATAAATTTAATTAAAACTTCAGCAGGACTAACTCAACAAGATATGGATTTAGTTGCCGAAAGAGCTGCTAAGCAAATGGCAATTACATATCTTAAAGAAATAGGTATTTTAATAACAGATGAAAATTCAGTAATTGTGAAGTTATTGCCTGAAATTATAAAGAAAGAAAAAGGCCTTAAATATTATATGCATGGAATTGTATATGTAACTGTATTAGGAAAACCTAAAATTTCTTTTAAATTTAGGTTTACTCCAACAGATTATATGTATCCGAATGTATTAGAAATAGATGGAAAAATCTATGAATTTTCCCCAGAAGGAGTAGAGAAATATAAATCAGAACAAGAACAACAATCGAAATAATGAATAGTTTTTAAAGGAGGTAAAAATGTCACCAGTAATAAGTACATATGATGCACCTAGTGCTAGATCAAGAAGATTGCCGGATCTTGGAGGACCAGCTTTACCGGGATCTATTCAAGTTTTAGGTTTGGTCGGAAAGGGGCAGAATTATTATACAGCCGAAGATGAACAGGTAGTTAGAGGATCTACAGAAAATGGAGTAGATGCTTTAACACATACCGGAGTATTACGAATTCTAAACATTATAGATGAATATGGAGAAAGTTATACTCAGGGTCCAACAGCAGATTATGTTTTATCTGGAAATAGTGTAAGTTGGGAATATGTTGGTAGTGGTTCTTTAGGAACTCCCACAAATTATATTAATAATACTATGGCTAGTAAAACTCATGTTTCAAGAAAAGGAGGAGAATATTTAAGTTCAGATGTTTACATGGTTCATTGTCATTCTCCAGGATCAGCGGGAGTAGGAACTTACAGTGTTCGTTCTTTAATAGAAGGAATTACTGCTACAAATGTAATAAGTGGTACTACAAGAACAGATATTATTCCTGGAGTTCAATTATACGTTCAGGATACTTTAGGAGCTGCCGTAGGAGATGGTTGTTCTTTTACTAATGTGTATGGTTATAATGCAAAAGAACCTGCTCCTGGGGTAAAATATTTTGTGACATATGATTACTTAAAATCAGAAACAGATTATGAACCAAAAACATTTTATAAATTAGATGATGTTAGAAAAGAGTATGGTGAGGAAAGTTCAGATAATACTTTGACAATTGGAGCAAATCTGGCTTTTCAAAATAGTGCTCAAAAAATAGTTTGTGTTCCAGTTTATGGTTTAGTAGAAGGGATGGCAGAACCTCAGATTGTTGCTCGATATAAAGAAGCAATTGATAAGTTGAAAGAAGAAGATATTAATGTATTAGTTGTGCTTTATCCAAGCGATACATTAGCCGCTTATATTAAAGCTCATGTAGACCAAATGAGTTCAACTCTTGAGAAAAAAGAAAGAATTGCGGTTATTGGAGCACCTATAGGTACTTCTATTGAAAACTTCATTGCAAAAGCACGAGCATTATCAGATTCACGATGTATATATGTTGCTCCTGATGGAGGAGTTGCAACTATTAATGATGTAACTTATACTCTGGATGGAACTTATTTAGCCGCTGCTTTAGGTGGTTTATTGACAAATCCTAATTATGATGTTGCAGAAACTCCAACCTTAAAAGAAATAGTTGGATTTGATAGTTTAAATTCAACTTATATTAGAAGTCAAATGAATAGTATGGCTGCTGCAGGAGTATGCATATTAGAAAATAAAAATGGAATAATTCGTGTAAGGCATGCTCTTACTACTGATACATCGACTGTGAATAGGCAAGAAATTAGTGTTCAAAGAATTACAGATTATTTAGCAGTAACTTTAAGAACTATCTTGGAAAAAATTTACATTCCAGTAAAAATAACTTCTGAAGTTCCAGGACAGGTTAAAAAGACAACTACTATAGTTCTTGATATGCTTGTTTCTGCAAGAATTATTAGTAATTATTCTGATGTAGATGCAATACAGAATGCACAAGATCCAAGAATTATTGATGTAACACTTAAAGTAAAACCAGTTTATCCTTTGAACTGGATTGATATTTCTTTTGCTTTAGGAACATTTTAAGTAATTTATAGGAGGTGATTTAAATGCCAGTAGCTCAGACAAAAGCAAGAACAGCTAAAAGTATTACTTTGTATGTTTTACCCGACATTAATGCAGATATTGCTAACATGTCTCTTGCAGAATTAACAGCACAGTTTAAAAATGGGGTAAAAATAGGAGGAGCGCAGTCTATATCAATATCAGACGATATATCATTAGGAAGGGTAAGAGAGTTAGATGCTTCTGAAGAAGGAGAAACTCTTGAAATAGTACCCGGAGTAGAAGATATAACTTTGACTTTAAGAAGAGTTGAATTTTATGATTCTACTATAGCAGAAGCTTTAGGATATAGTACAGAGGAATTGATTAGGCATAGAACTCCTTTTGCAATTCAAATAGAAAAAAGTGCTCCAGATGGAACTACAAAGTATGAATACTTTTTAGGCTGTAGATTAAAATCAAATCCGGTAGGATATGATATTACTGCAGATCCGCCAGTATATCAAGAAGTAACAATTTGGGCAGCAAAGCGTAGATAAATAATAAGGAGGTTAGACGATGAATATTGAGAATTTGATAGAACTAGGTAGAGTTACAAAAAGTATTAAGATTAATGGTATTGAAATACAAATGCATACATTATCTACTGAAGAAGAGTTAAAAGCATATGAAGCCACATCTAATAAGATTCTGGATACTTATAGTAGATTAAGAGCTTTAGAGGTAGAAACTTTAGTGAATGCTATAGATAAAATTAATGGTATACCTGTATCAGAAAATGAAAAAAGAGAATTTTTAAATAAAATGCAGAAAGCTACTAAAGATAAATTAGTAGATTTTTACAATCAATTAGATCAAGAAAGTATTCAGAATATTAAAATTGAAAACGTAAAAAACGGATAAAGGAGTCGTTCAATCGTTTTATCTGGTTTTTGTGTAAAACTTATAGAACGACTCCTAATTCAGAATTTATTCGTAGTATTTCGAAAAATGAATTAATGTGGATGTATTTTCACTGGTTGCAAGATCGGGAAGATGAAATATCAAAGTTAGAATATTTAGCGGGAATAATTAATCCAGATTTTGGAAAATATTTGAGAAGTAAACAAACTGAAGAGACTTACGAAGTAGTAAATGAAGATCAGTTAACTGAGTTTAATATTGAGGAAAAATAATGGCTGATAACGAAAACACTTCTAAAATTTTAACTCCACAACAAGCTGAAAGAAATATAGCTGAACGGATAATGCTAGAAGAGCGATTAGCGAAAAGAATATCGCAGCTTTCAAGAGATAGATTTTCTGAAGAAACATCTCAGCTTAAAAAGTTAAGAGATGAATATAAAAAATTAGCTGATGAAAAAATAGCAAGCATTACTAAGGAAATAGAAACAAGAAAAGAGACTTTAAAAATGTTGAACAAAGAAAGTGAGGCTGCTAAACAACTTGAAGAAGAAATAAAAAAATACTCTACTGAACGCGCAAATGTTGAGGTAGAAAGGGATCAAAAAATTGATGCTATTAATCAAAAATTGAGTGAAAATAGGAAAGATAGAATAAAAAGTGAAGCTGGAGAAATACAACGTACATTTTTAAGTTTTTTGCACACAGGAACTTATGTTGCATTCGGCTTATCTCTTATGTATTTAACTGGTATGCAACGAATGACTGAAGCCTCAGTAGAAAGATTAGGATTAGTTACAGGTAAAGGAGCTGGAAATTTAAAAGATTTGGCTAAAGCAAGTACAGATTTAGGTATAAGTATGTATCGTATTATAGACGAAATTGCCCCATATATGCTTGAATTTACTGCTACAGTAGGGGGAGCTACAGCAGAAGCAACAAAAGATTTGATGACTACTGCTTACAATTTTTCAAAAGCTTGGGGAATAAATGTAGATACTATAATTGATTCTTATACAAATTTAAGATTACATTCACGAATTGCTAATGAAGATATATCTAGAACTTTTGCACAATTATTAGCATATTCCACGGAAGCTCATGTTCCAGCACCTGAATATTTAAGTTTTCTTAATGAAATGGCTGATTCTTATCACTTAATAGGAGTAAATGTTATTACAGCCGCTAATGCATTTGATAAATTAAAAGATAAAATTATAGGTGTTAGACAAGCTGGTAGAATGACTAAATCTGATGTTGAGTCAGTTATTAGAGGAATTTCCGGAGCGGTTAGTGGAATGGGTATTGGACAATTATTTGGTTATGGAGCATTAGCTGGATATTCTCCAGAAAGGATAGTAAATGCCTTAGAAAGAGGAGGACCTGGAGAATTGATGAAAATGATACTTCCAGGCATAGAAAGACAATTAGCCGCTACTGGAAATACAGCTTTTGGTCGTGCAGTACGTTATGCTACTGAACAAAGAATATTTGGTAATACTTTAGCATTGTGGGCAGCAATGGGTAGAACATCTATAGGTGATATAATGACAAACAAAAATTTAGAAAAATATCTTTCTGTTAGTGATCGATTACAAAAAGAAGCTGCAATTAATGCTAGAGACTCCGTGAATATATTAAATAGAATAATTGAATATGTAGAAAATTGGGCTAAAACCGGAGTTGGAGTAACTATTATGAAAATTGCTCCTAGTGTTTGGGGTGGTGGTGAATCTTCAGTTATACCGGTGAGATAACATGGCTGAAATATTTTCAAAAACAATAAAAAAGTATTTGCCATCTCCTACAGCTGGTTTAGAGATGGCATATCAGGATGTAACAAAGGGATATTCTTCAAACAGAATACCTTTGTCTTTTGAGATATCTTATTTAGATAATGAGAAGAAAAAAGCAACAAAAGTTATTTCAATGCTTGTTAATCCGAATAATATGAGTGTAAAAAGACAATCAACTGTAACTTCTTATTTAACTAGAGATGGTTTAGTAAATCAGTATTGGCGTCCTCAAGCAGATCAAATAGTTTTTAAAGGAATAGCGGCGGGTGATAAGTCGATGAGAATTTTATGTGATTTAAAAAATATTGTAGACTCTATTAATCTAAAAACTCAAATTGCTAATAATACTGTAAAATTAAAATATAAAGGTAATTCTTATGAAGGTTATTTATCTGGTATTACTATTGAAGTAGATGCAGAAAACCCTAAAATATTTAATTATGAATTTACATTCACAAATACTGGCGAAAATTCGTTTGATTTTTCAGATATGAGTTTACGTTATGATACATTAAAAATTAATTATGAGGCATCAAAAGAAGTTTTATCAAGAATCACAGGAGCTGCTGAAGTTACAAAAAAAATACCAAAATATATAGATACAACAGTTAAAATGCTTTCAGTTTCTGAAAAAATAATTCAACAGATACAAGGGAAAATCTAATGTTAGAAAAAATTTCATCTGATAAAGAAACTAGAGTAGTATACAATTATAAATATGATGTTAAAGGTTATATTTATTCTTTAAGACTGAAACCTAGAACAGATACACCTAATATATATGACGTGTTTAAAGATGTAGAGAATTATAAGTATAAAGATGCAACTCAAATGTATGCAATTGACTTGATATTTGAAAATAATGAAACTTTAGAATTTGAAAAATATGATTACAGAAAATTCGATTTAAAATATATTAAAAGTTATAGTTATCAAAGATCTTTAGAAACAAGACCTGCAACGTTAGATATTGTATTGGCAAATCCAGTACAATCTTATGCTTCATCTGAATTTACTTATACCAAATCTCAAACTATAACAACACATTTAGGACAATCTAATAATCCTTTAACTAATGTTAGATTTGAAAATATTCCTAAACGATATTATGATATTTTTGATCCATACAGCGGAATTTTTAGATTAGGAATCCAGCCATTAGACTACATAGAATTATATGAAGCTAAAGTCGATATAGATAAGGATTTTGAAGAATCTGATTATAAACCTATTTTCAGAGGATTTATTACTACTGTTAGTGATGATTATAATAATAATGAATTTACTGTTAGTATAAATGCTGAAAGTATTTTGTCACTTTTTGATCAAAGTCAAGTAGTTACTAATCAAGCGGTGTTTCAAGATATAAGTTTGGGAAATGAAGAAAAATCACCGCTTGCATATGACAATACTTTTTCTATAAGATTAGATAAACTAACATTATTTAAAGATATAGCTCTTCCTCTAGAAACTAGAAATCCATCTGACATCATTATGCAAATTATATCTTGGGTTTTTAGAGCTAGATATAAATATTCTGAACTTTTAAAATTAAAAAAAGAAGATGTAAAACCTCCTATGGAATTACCAATTTCAGAATCTGATTGGATACGTGAAATTACAGAACTTAATTCAACAGAAAAACTGTTATTTAGTGATAATCCTGCTATAGATTTTGAAGAAACTCAAAAGTATAATGAATATCATGTTTTAAGATATAGAAGAGATTCAATGATAGCAAAAATAAAAGAATTGAAAAATAAATTAGAAAAGTTTACTTTAGAAAGAAAAATTTCTGATGATAAAAAAGAAACATATTTAGAAACAAAACCTGATGAATATCAAGCAAATTTAATTTTGGTGCTTTTGTATTTTATTGGTCTTTATGAAAATGCAAGAAGAAATAATGAAGATTTTATTGAATTAGCACGAATTAAAAAAACTAATCTCAAAGGATTTGAATTATCTTTTAGCACCGATTGGGAAACCGTTATATCGTCATTTCATTCTGCTATAGATATTTTTAATAATGTATCAGAAATGATTCATTATGTATGTTATGAAGATGAAATTGGAAGAATAATATTTGATTATCCTCAACTTAACGGTGATATAAATGATTTTAGTAGTGAGATAGCTGAAAAGCATATTATAGATACAACACAAGAAATTAGTTCAAATATAACTTATACTGAAAAAGATTTTATCACAACTGTTATTAATGATTGGGCTACTGAATGGGGTGATATGAATGATCCAAGTACTTTTAAGACTTTAGGTGTAGCTTCAAAAACCTATGCTATGTTTACCCCAGATGAACTAGCTAGATACGGATTTAGAATTGCAGAAATAAGAAATATAAATATTTTCGAGAATGTAGAATTTGGAAAATTACATGCTCTGGCATATAAAGCTTTAAATAATGTTCGTTGTACTACATTAACTATAAATATCCCAAATGAACCATTTATTTTAATAAATGAACCTGTTTATGTTAAATTTAAAGGTTTAATGGGGCTTACAATAAATATTTCTAAAAACTTTACTTACGGTTCACAAGCTACTGAAACTTTAACTTTAGTTTATTTACGCAGAGTATTTGTTGAAGATCCGCTTTTAATTCATAAATCAGCGAACGATTATACTTTAACCCCCTTGTACCCAGAATATTTACCAACATATCAGTTTATGGACGCAATTCCTATCAAACCCCAAAAACCTAAAACTGTAGTAGAAAAACCAAGTGAACCCAAAGCTAAAAAAAGTTCTGATAAACCAAAAACAAATTTATATAGCTATCCTTTAATTACAATAATTGTAGATAAAAACATAATAACTAGTAAAACTGAAGTTAATAGTTATACAACAGAAAATATAGGAATCAATAAAGTTCCTTGTGAGTTGTATCATATTTGTGAAGATGGTTTTTTATGCGTATCTCCTTCAGTAGTTAAGATACCTTGTAAATCTAGAATTATACAGTTTATAAAAAATGATGAATATTGTGGTGATATTTTATTACTTATGGACGATAGAACTTCAGGATCAAAAGAAAATTACTACTTTTTTCTTTTAGCGAATCTTGATACCTATAACATTTCACCTTTTAATAAAAAAGATTATTATCTTTCTGTATTGAATCAAGATCAAGAAATAGGAGATGTAGCAATTAATAGATATGATCCAGTAAAAGGAAATTTCTCACATATAAAATCAGTATTAAACTTAGGTATAGAACAATTTGGCTCAGTTATTAATCTTAAAAACTCTTTTTTTGGAAAATATTTAACATCTTCAAAAATGTATAGTTTTATAACAGCCGCTATGACAGAAAGAGTATCCTTTAAAGAAAAAGAAAGAGGGCAACAAGTTGAAAAAAATTTATCAGATTTACTTACGAGTAAAAATCGGCCTAAAAGTGAAGATTGGTATTCTTGGATGGAAGCTTTTTATAATAAACATATAGGTTTAAAAGATTATTTAGAAGAATTTCAAGAAATTATGAAAACAATACTTTACGGAATTGTTGAAAAAATACAATTTAAAGATTATTTTAAAAAAGTTTCATCTCCATTAGGATTATATGTAAATATTTATAAAATTTCCCATAAGATAAAATCTAATCAGCTAAAAGATTTTAACATTATTAGAACAAAAGATAAAATTAAAGTTACACATAAAGATTTACATTTAGATTTATTATCATATGATAGTAAAGAAGTTTACCCAAACGCTAAAAAAGTTTAGAGAGTTAAAATGGCTATAAGAACTGCTTCAGATATAGTGAAAGATGTTTTTTATAATATACCATATAGAAAAATTAGACTAGGTATTATTACTAGAGGATTATACCAAAGTATTCCTAGAACAAAACAAAAAATATTAACTCAAGATAAAAATTCAGATAAATATAAAAAGTATTATGTTGATGTAGCTTGGATTGATGGAATATCTCACAAAGAATCGAAAGATTCATATGAAAGAGTAGAAGTAACTGCTTTAGGATATGGAATTTGTTATACAAATAAGAATTCTGGAGAACTAGTAGAATTAGATGAAGCGACAAGAGAAAATTGTTATGCGAACCCCTGGGGTATTCAAATTGGTTTAGATAAAGGAACTTTAGTTTTGTGCGGAATTAGAAATAATAATACTGCAGTGATTTTGAGCTGTATAATACCGATGATAGAACTTAGTAAATTTTTAGATCCAACTTTAAATGAACAATGGACTGGTACAGCAGAAAATAATTTACAAAAAATAGGAAATCCTGAGAAAATTTCGAAATCAGAATTGCAACCGGGAGATGTTAAATTAAGAAGTAAAAAAGGTTCTTCAGTAATTTTAAATGATAAAGCAACAATATGCAGTAAATTTTTAAAAGGTCAAAAAGAGTTTCCCGACACTTTACAACTAAGAGTAGATGGAACTACTTTAAAAACACATAAATTAGAAATAATTGTAGCTAATGATGATTTGGCGAATGATGAGAAAGCTAAGATTACAATCGATAAAGATGGAAATGTAATAATTAAAACAAATGGTGAAATTAGATTAGGTGAAAATGCAACAAATAAAGTAGTAACAGTTTCACCTAGCCAAGAAGCGCTGTGGGGAACTTATATGTCACAATCAGGTACTCCATTGTCAAGTGTATTATCTACATCATCTAAATCAAAGGCAGAGTAAAATGGATATAATGTTAGCAGAAAAAACAACTGACTCATACAATATAGTATCAGATAAATATAATGATATTTTTTATGATGAATTAGGAAAAATTAAAACTGTATCAAATGAAAGATTTGTCGAACAGCAAACTAAAAAATTTTTACTTACTGAAAGAGGAACAGACAAACTGCATCCTTGGTATGGTACTACTATTCCAATTATGGTAGGAACCCCTATAGAAGATCTAGAAACTATGGCTACATTAAGAAGTGAAATAGAAACTGCTTTGCAGTATTTGGTTGCAATGTTTAAAGATAAGACGAATAAATACGAAAAAATATCATCATACAGAAATTTTACAATATATCAAAATGAAAATGATCTTACAAAATATTATGTTTATTTCGATTTAGCTACTGAGGCTGGAACTTTAAGTGCTATAAGTATGGAATTATAAAAAACAGGAGTTTAAAATGGCTATATCTCAAAACGATATACTACAATCTTTAATAAATATTTTAAAGTCTAAAAATGCGAATATCGATACAGAAGAAACTGTTATTAATGATATTTTAGAAACTGTAGCGGGAGAAGTAAAAACGATTTATGATTTTGTAGATCATACTGCTATACTTAATAGTTTAAAATATGCTTCTATTATGACGAAAGATGAGTTAGATAATTTTGCAGCTAATTTTGGTTTTTCGAGAAAAACAGCTACAAAAGCATCAGGAACTGTAGTATTTTACAGAAACACTAATTTGGGAGCTACAGAAACTATTGAAATACCGGCTGGATTCAAAGTTTCTACTGCAACAACTACAAAAATTAATTTTATAACTACAGAGTCTAAAAGTCTAACGGGAGCAGATCTTAATTCTTATTACTCTCAAGAGAATTTAAGATATGAAATTCCTGTATCTGTAGAAGCTGAATTGGCCGGAACTAGTAGTAATGTTGGAGCACATACAATATCAGCAATGGAATCATCAATTACTAATATAGATGGTGTAGATAATTTAGTATCTATAAGTAATGGAACAGATGATGAAACAAATGAAAGGTTTGCTACTAGATTATTAGGTGTTTTGAGCGGAAATAATGTAGGTACAAAAGATGGATATAAATCTCTAGTTGAATCTCAACCTAATGTAATTTCCGCTTATGTAGCTACTGCTGATGATCCATTTATGTTAAGAGATGCAAATTTTGGTGGTAAAGTAGATATTTATATTCAAGGACAAGATTTAGTTAGTTATTCTGATAGTTTTACTTATGAAGGTCAAAACTATTTTGTTTTAACTAAACAACCTGTAAATAAAGTTAGTTCAGTAATTGGGGCATATGGAGGAAATTTAACTTATACATTTTTGACTCCTAATGATTATGTTTTAACAAAAGATACAACTTCAGTATATGCCGGAAGCATAAATGCTCAATCTAGAATTACTTGGGTTGCTGGAGGAGCAAAACCAAATAATAATGGAAATGTGATAGTAAATTATATTTATAATGCATTACCAGAAACTATTCAAAATTTAATAAATCAAGACTCAAATCACATAGTAAATGCTGATATTTTAGTAAAAGAAGCAACTCCTATTGAAATAGATGTAGCAGCAACTATAGCAGTAAAACCAGGATACAACAAATCTACAGTTATTGAGGATGTGAAAACTGCAGTTTCTGTAGCCTTAAATAACTATGGATGCGGACAAAATGTAGAACAAAGTGATATTTTAAATGTAATGTATGTTGATGGTGTAGATAGAATAGATTTACCCTTATCTAAGTTTTGTAAATCTGGAGAAAATACAGTAGAGAATATTATAGAAATTGAAGGATTACAATACGCCGTAGCAGGAACTATAGCAATTGGTTAAGAATTAAGTTTTAGGATATAGCCTAGTATTCCCCAGTTGAGGCAGGAGGACGCGAGTTGAATAATTTTATAATTTCTATATACTAATTACAAGGATGGCTATAAACTCACATGACGCATTTTATTACTTATGAAACAAAATTTGATTCTTTACACTACGCTAATCAAAATAAATTTTTATTAGATAGCGATAACATACTTCATGCTTTTTATGTAACACATGATAATAAGTTGTGCAGATCATCTAAAATATTCGGTTCATGCTGGACCGATGCAATTGATTTGTGTCCTGGATTATCAGCATCAAGTTGTTCTGCAGATATAGATAATGATAATAAAATACACATTGCTTTTACAACATTATATGGTTCGAGTTTATGTTATTTAGTAGGTTCTACATATTTATGGAATTTATCTATATTAGATAGATGTGATGAAGATAGCATACCCGATATTTGTTTGACTGATACAGACGAATATCACATTGCTTATAAGAAAGATGGAAAAATATATAGTTATCATAATATAGATGGAACTACTTCTATAAATTTAGTAAGCATGAATGAAGGAATGACATTAACTGCAAATTATCCTGATATAGAACCAATAGATAATAATATTCATTGTGTATGGACAGAAAGTGATGGACAAATTAATTATAGAAAAGCAACTATAGATGAACTTACAAAAAAATGTAATTGGATTGGAGGAGCGGAAAGTTTAACAAATTCAAAAATATTTCCAATAGCACCGTCTTTAGATTCAACTAAAAATAATACTTTACAACTATCAGTGCCTGGATTATCTAAATTAGAAGTTGGAATAGATACTTATGAGGATTGGTCTAATAATATTGAAAATTATCATGTTGATATTGATTCATCACCCGGATATGCTAAGTTAGTAGATGGGGAAACTTTTGGCTATATCATTAATGAATTAGCTTTAAATTTTGTTCCAATAAATCCGGGGGAATTCATCGGTGATCAAGGACGTTTTGTTTCTGGACTGAGTCAAACAATTACAGCTTTAAATATTGCGTATAGTATTACAGATGGTACTACAATAACTGCATTAACAGAAAGAATGGGATTAAGTGGAAGTATTTTACCAAGTCAGGCAAACTTTGTTAGATTAAGAATATCTTCTACGGCAGAAGATGGATTATCAATATCAAATTTATCTATAGGGGAAAGGGAGAATAATACTCGCAATGTTTCAGGAAATTTAAGTTATTTTACATTTAATGGAGCTAGAAGTGTTATTTTAGGCCCGTCTCAATCCGTTTGGACAGATTGGATTCCTTATAATATAGATCCAAATAAAAATTATTTTATAACTTATTTTGCTGCTGGCGGATTAAGACCATCAACAGATGGAACAACATTGACTTTAATAAATGGAAGATATTATCCAAATGAACCAACACAAGGATATGATTATTCAAATTATTTGAGTTGGAGTAAACCAAATGAGAATGGAATTATAATTATTGATAAAAGTATTCCTATTGGTACAGGATTAACTCATTCTATTGTATATAGTAATAATGGTATAACAGAGGCTACATCATGGTCAGATATTGACAATAACTCAACTATTTTAGGAAATTATAATTACATTAAATTGCAATCAGGTTTTTCTATAACAACATTAACAGAAACTCCTGTATTATCTAAAATCACATTTAAATATCCTCAAAAAGACTATATTATCGATTCTCAAAGTGAATGGAATGAAGGAACTTTCATCAATACTGAATCGGAAAGTAGTCCTGGAGATGTGAAACATAATTTAGGATGGACTGCAATTTATAATGCTGCAGTTTTTCCAGAATCCGCTTCTCCAGCTTGGTCTTTAGAATTAGGACTAAATGCGGTAATAGATGTTAAGGAAATTATAGATAATCGATATTTACACTTTAAATTTCATACAACTGAAGTTTTTAGTAGCTATTGCTATTATATTCGATCAAATATTTTTCAAAGCAATACCAATGGAAATACTGTAGAAATTAAAACAAAAATAGTTTCTGGAGGCGCCTATCTTTGTTTGTATTTTGCTGATGGTACTAGAGAAGTTTATGTAAGATTTTATAACGATTATATTCGAGCTGGATATGCAAATTATTATATGGATACTACTGATGATTATCATATATATAGAATTACTCAAAAAGGAACAGAAGTTAAGGTTTATGTAGATAATATATTAAGAATAACAACAACAAATGACTCAGCTTATTTAAATCGTCATCAATTATGGTGGTTAGGAACATATGATGGAGCAAGAGAAGGATTAACTTATGAATGGTATGTAGAATATGTAAAATATTTTAGGGGTATATTAATTCCTCCAGAACCTACATTAACAATGGGAACATATACAACAAAATGGATTCCTCTTTCACTCCATCCTACGGGTTTTGCTTATGACGGTAAATGGCAGGTTGTAGATAGAATGCAAATTAGAACTCCATCTTTTATAACATATGATATTAAGTATAATACTGAAGATAATTATGAAACAGCAAGTGATTGGAATACGATTTCATCTGGATCAAGAGTAGAACCTTATCGTTATAATTGGATTAGAGTAATTTTTGCAAATTCTACTAAAGAAATGATTGATAAGTATTCTATAACATATTTTCAAGATTTTAATAGAATTTATTGGAATAAAAATTTTAATGATAGTTGGAATCCAACATTTTCAGAACTAATTAAGACAACCCAGGATATAGATTCTTTAACAACAGTAGCAGGACAAACTGAAAGTTATATTGGTTATATAGAAGGAGGGAAAGCAAAACTTTTGGAATGTTTTGATGGATCTACTAATCTATTGAGTTTAACAACAACTGGTTTTGATACTGGTATTACAGCCTGTAGGAATATAAACGATGGAAACATAAAATATCTTACAGTTCAAGGATATCCAGCTATAAGCACAAAATTCGCTTTAATAGAAGATTCAAAAAAAGTAATAGATGTTGAATTACCAGATACTCCTAATTTACAAGGATTATAAACTATGATAGTTTTACAATGGAATCAAATTAATGATATATCAAAATATTTTATCTATCGTTCTGACTATCCTGAAAAAGAATTTGAGAAAATAGGTGAAGCTAAGTATTTTGATACAATCTACATAGATGAAAATGTAGAAAAGGATAGATATTATTATTACTACATTGTAGCTGTTAAAAATGGTGTAATGAGTAATAATTCCAATATCGTCAAAATGATAGATAATAGTAATTTGCCTGATTTGTGTGTAAGAGGAGAATTTTATAATAAATTTTATTATAATTTAATTAATGAACTTCCAAGTATATACAATAAAGAAACTAATGTTGTACCATACTCTCCTAGTAAAAAAACTTTAATTTTATTTTCCGATACCGCTGATGGACTAACTGAAATCTATCTAAATAATAGATTACAGTCTACAATAAGATATAATGGAGATGGTAATTATGTTTATACGAAAGCCAAGTTATCTTATGGTGAAAATATTATAGAACTTAAGAAAAATAGACAGACTATAAAAACTTGTTATATTAGAACTTCTAATTTAAATTTATGGTTAGAAGCTTTTTCAAAAATATTAGTAGATTTAGATGAACAAGTTTTATTAATGAAAGCTGATAAATTTATAGATCAAGCAAGATACAGTAAGATTTATGATAATTTTGGTCATTTAGTAAATGTTACTCAACAATTTAATTGGACTAACTTTAGATACAAAGAGGTAATAAAGGGATTATTACAAAGTTATTTGAAAGGTTCCACAGCTGAAGGAATTAAAAAAACAATTCAAATTTTAACTGGAAAAGAACCTGATATTGTAGAAAACTATTTAAGTAACGAATTAGATAAAGCAAAAGAAGAAAATGATATTGAAATAATAAATCCTGGTTTTACTGATGAACAAGAGTTTAATGGATGGAGTTGTAGTAGAGAAGCGGATGTTGATGTAAAGGATTATGTAGATTTTGCAAACAGTATTTCAAAAGATAATGTAGATTTAGAAACAGATCCTGGAAAAGTAATGTTACAAAAAGAACTTTTATTAAAAGATACATTTGATACTACTTTAGATAATTGGAATCTGATTGGTAGTAAAAGTGGATGTTTAACTATTAGTGATAATAAAGTTGTAGTTAGTGAAACTGTAGCAGAAACTACGCTTGAATGGGGAAATCCTGCATTATATTCTAAGCAAGCATTTAATCTTTATAAATATCCAATAATCTTAGACATGGTTGTAAAGCAAACATCCGGAATATGTATTTATGGTATAAGTACTTCAAATACTGGTGGACCATCAGCATACCAGAATATTGCATTTGGTTTTTATTTTAGTTCAAGTGAAGATGGATATAAAATTAAAATTAAAGAATTTAAAAAACCGTATAACCTTATAGAAACTGGCTATACTTGGAGTCCTGGAAAATATTATCAATTAAGAATCGAAACCTTGTTTAATGATAATAGTAATGTTGGGCAAAATGGAGCAATATATAGATTAAGATCAGCTGTAACAAAATCGGAACTAAATGGACAACCTTGGACATTAGTGTATACTACAACAAGTTATGGAAATTTAACATCTGATTATAATGTTTATATTACTCCTGTGTTCGAGTATAGTGCTCCAACAGAAGTTGACGATGTATACGTCTATAAAGCAAATTCGTATTTATATTCCTCAGTAATTATAGATAGTCAAAATGACTGGCAAAGTTCTACAGGAAATATAGAAAGAGTATCTTCTTCGAATATAGATTTTATAACAAACTCAGGAAAGATACAGTTAAATAAAACAACACCAGAAAATAAGGCAGCTCCTTCTTATGGAGGAATTTGTCAAAAATATGAGAGAGGGAATGTTGAAACTAGTTATGCTGCTTTTGATGGTTCTCTTTCTACATGGGTTGAATTTCCATATACCAGAAACTATGATCCGGGTTTTAAAGCAGATGATATAGGAGTGGGTCGGGGGGTGCAAAGAATTTGGTTAATAAAAAGATTTGTATCTGGTGTTACAATTAATTGTAATTTAAGAGTTTATTGGCAACAAGAGTTAAATATAAAACCTTATGTTTATTTTTTAGATGACAATGATAATTGGAGATTTATTTGTAGTGGTGATACAATAACAACCGCTGGAATATATTATTGGTGGAATGACGAAAATAAAATACGATCTATAACTTTTCCCTCTAAGTATACTAAAGGAATAAGAGTTGATTTTATAGTAGTAGAACCTTTACATGGCGGTAGTAATACACTTAAAGTAAACGAAGTATCTATTATTGCCTGTGAATATTATTCACTGGGATCTGTAATTTACAAATTAACTCAACCTCAAACTATTAGTTCAGATGATGTAGGTTATTTCGAAAAATCAGACACTTCTAACGGGGAAGTTGTTGAGTATTCAATACGGTATTCTAATGATCCTGATAAATCTTGGGGTTCAAATTCCCCAGATTTTAATGATGGTAACTTTACATCAGTATCATTTCCTTTTTACCATCTTGAGGCTGCTCAATATGCACAATTAAAGATTGAATTATTTTCTTATAATGGAGATACTCCAGTTATTGATATGATAAAAATTGGTTATTTTAGAAAAGGTAATATTACTAATAGACTATCATTAGATTTAGTACCTGTCACAATAGGAAAATTTTCTTATAGTTTAGCAGAAGAACCAATAAATACTATTGTTACATTTTTACATAGATATTCTGATGATAACGTTAATTATTCACCAAGTAATGGTGAATCTATTGAAAATCTTTCTAATTTAACACCTCATAGATATCATGAAATAACAGCAATTTTAAGAACTGAAAATGTTAAAAAAACTCCGATATTAGATAGTTATTCTATTCATTATGATCCCTCTACTTTTAATAATGAAGGAATTTATCTTGATTCTGACGGTGCATTGACAAATAATTCCGCTAGAATAACAGAATATGGATTCAATAAGACTTTATATCAAAAATTAGAAGTAGAACAAAATACTCCATATGAACTTTCAGCTTTTATAAAATCAGATATAGATGAAGATAACAATGCAAAATTGATTGTAAGGCATGCTGATAAAGATTATATTCTTGCTCAGAAAACAATTACAGCTTCTGCAGACTGGGTAAGATATAGATTACCTTTTATGATATTTGAACCTATGACAATTAAAATTGAATTAGCTAAAAATACTTCTACAGAAGGAAGTGTATGGTTTGATGATATAAGAATAGATAGACACGAGTATATGTTTAATTCCAATGCGCAAATTCTTATTTATAACAGTGAAGTTTATGTAAATGATGAGGTTGTTCTAAAAGGTCCGGAATTTGGTACTGATAGTTTAGCTAATCAATATATTTTTCCAGTTTTTGATAAGTCTGGTATTCAGAAAATTAGAGATGAAGATGGAAATATCTATCAAGAAAATGTAGACTTTACAGTTGATTATGATGAAGGAAAAATTACTTGGTATGTTTTAAGTCAAACCGCAACAGAAATATTAGATCAAGATTTTAATGAAGTTCATCGAACATCTCAATATGATTTATTATCTACTATAAGTAATTTTGAAAAATTAGCTCAAAGTTTTAAAGTATCAAATAATGGTAGATGTGGTAAAGTAAAATTATATCTTAAAAGAAATGGTTCATTTACTGGTTCTGTATATATTACTATTAATGAAGATGATAATGGACATCCAGGAACTATTTTAGCAACTTCTAAAGATGTAAATTGTATGAATATTAGTGTCTCTAATTGGGATTGGATAGAGTTTTCTTTTGACTCTTCTAATATGCCAATATTAACTACAGAAAAAATATACTATCTAGTTTTAAATGGAACTTATACAATATCTTCATCAAATTATATATTATGGGGAATTGCTACAGGTTCTTCTGGAAGTTATGCTAATGGATATCTTGAAAGTTATAGTAATAATTCTTGGACTATTGAATCTGGTTATGATGGTATTTTTAAAGTTTATTCATATGCCGATCTTTTAGGAACTCAACCTGAAACTGGAAAAATGTATTATGTAACATATTCATACATTCCAAAAGATTTTTATCAAAATGTTTTAGATAAAGTAAAACC